TCAGCGGGAGTGGGCGGCGTGGAGGTTTTCTAGATTCTCAATCGCAATCTGGCACGTTGTTTCCTGTCGATGAAAACCATCCGCACCCCCTACTTCGGAAACTAAACCACCACGTCCAGTATCAACCTGCGCGTAACATCCCGTTCCGATTCCTCCACGGGGGCCGTACACAAACAGTGATGGGAGCGCCTGAGACCCGTACTCGGTCAAGAGATCAACCTCTGCTTCTACGTCCTTCTTGGAAGCATTGGTGTTTCCGAAAACCTCAGACGGGACCTGTGGATGCTTAGTGAAAGAGCAGCTGCTCAACCCGCGCGCCAGCCCCGCGTACTCCTCCGGCATCGGCTCCACGTTGTCGAAGCCGGCGGCGGCAAATTCTTCGGCAGTGATTTCGGTGCAGGGGTCGAAGAGGTCGTCGCCAAGCGTGTAGAGGTCGAAGTCGCCGATTTCTAGGACGCCGCTGTCGAACACGAACGCCTGCGAACCCGAGTCAGCATCCGTGGCGGGGGCAGAGGTGGGCGGGGACGTGGGGTCGTCGATAAGCGATTGCTCCGCGCACCCCGTGAGCAAAACGCACATTGCTACTGCTGCTAGTCGTTTCATTACCCCTCCAAATGAAAAAGCTTCCCCACCAGGATTCGAACCTAGCGTAAAACCGCTATTTAACCAGCGCAAACCCTACGATTCGAGCGCCCGTGGCTGCAATTTGGCTACATCCGCACCAATCGACTGCGCCAACACATCCAGACCGTCCTCCCACAACGACGCATACACCCGCATCGTGATCGACGGATCAGCATGACCCAACTGGCGCGCCACCAACAACGGATTAGCCCCCGCCTGAATCATCAACCCCGCCGCCACATGCCGAAGCCCATACGGCGTCACACGCGGAAACGACGGGTCCGCCTTCTGGCACCGCTTCACTGCACCATCAAACCAAGAATTATGGCCCGGACTAATCATCGGCTCACCATCACGGTTCGGCCACAACAACCCACCCACCGGACGATTCGCGCTACGGCGCACCAACATGCGCATCACATGCTCCGGCACCGCCACAGACCTCGGCCCCGTCTTCGGCGTGACAACCTCCACGCGGTTACCCGCTTTCGACGCCGACCGGGTAATGCTGATCCTGCCCCGCTTCGGGTCCAGGTCGCACGGCCTAAGCGCAGCAGCCTCACCCCACCGCAAACCCACGGTGCCAAGCAGCATGATCAAATCCGGGTACTTCGAGGTGTCCGCAAACGCGCACAACTGCTCGTAGGTGAGATACACCTTCACTGGCTGTACAGGTTTGCTAGGCAGTCTCACCCCACGCGCCGGGTTCTTCTTCAACATCCCGTCCTGCACCGCCACATCGAAATGCTGCGCAAGCACCATGTGGCAGTTGCGCACATAACTCGCGGAATAGTCCAACGAGTTCACCCAGGTTTGCACCTCGGACGGTTTCACCCCGCCAACGGCCCGCGATGCCCACACCGGTTCGACATGCAGCCGGTAAATGTCAGAGTTCATCGTCTCCGTGGACGGCTTCAACTGCGTCTGCCGCGCCACCCAAGCCGGGTGCAACTGCTCGATAGTTGTGCGCCCGAGTGCCGGGTTAATCCAATCGCCCGATTTAACGTCTACAACGTTTTTCGCCTCCCACGCTTGGGCATCACTCTTACGGACAAACCCTCGCTTCGAGCGAACCTTGCCGGACGGGTCGCGGTACTGCACCCGGTAGCGCTTACCTTTTTTCGTCATGTATGGCGTGATGCTTGCCATGCTGATAATCTCCTAAACGGTTCAACAATGAACACCATCCCCCGGTGGGTTGGACCCCCAATAAAGTCGCCCCACGGTCTGAGCATCCCCCGCTCCCGTGGGGCGCACCCATAAGCGCTACTTCTTAAAACCAGAAACGATCGCCTTCGTTTGCAGAATCTCATACCCGTCCACCTCAGAAAGACACACGTATGTGCCACGAGTTGGAGTGCCAAAGGCGTTGGGGAAATCAACCTTGCCACCCATGGAGAGCACATCATTGCCGCGATCATTGACGGTGATGCCCTCCTCCTTCACCACAGGTTCATCGACGAACTGGACCCCTCCGGGGTACTTCGCCTGCTCGATCACCTTCTCGCGACACTGCTCTTCTACCTTCGCATCGAGCTGATTAATCTTGCTCGCTTCGTAGAGGGCGGAGCCGAGGAAGGTGACAAAGGCGATGATGATGATCGCGATTAGCCAGAACCACCATCGTTTCCAAACTGGCTTCTTTGCCACTTTGGCTTGGCTTTGCTGCGGGGGTGGCAATGGCGCGCCATTATCAGCGGGATAGGTCGTGCTCATGCGATTCTCTTTTCGAGGTCGGCTCGCCAGGTGGCGAGAAGGGAAACAGTGACACCAAGGTCGGCGGCGATTGCACCGGCCTGTCCGTCGTACATCATTTCAAGTTCCGCGTACTCCTGCGGGTCGATGAGTAAATCCGCTGCGTACAGGTCGGCGCGGTGCTCGTAACGGGGGTGGTGGCCCGCGGGGTCGCCGTGCGCGGCATGCCCGAGCTCGTGGGCGAGCGTGTGAACGCGGTTGCGCGGGCCCAGGGTGGGGCGCACGACGATGAGGCGCGCGCTTGGGAACCAGCCGCCGTGGTCGCCGGGCCGGAGCACTCCGGCGTGGTCGTCTTCGACGCGTACGCCCAGGCGCTCGGCGTGCTCGAGCAATTTAAGCTCCAGGTCCGTAATCGTCATCACCTTCCTCGGGTTCCAGCGGTCTTTGGTTCGCAGCGTAGGGGAGGGGGTCGACATCGCTGTTGGGCGTGTTCGAACGACGCGCATCAAGGTCAGCAACTGGGGTGTGGAAGGCGTCATGGTCGCCGCGAACGTCGCGGAGGCGTCGGAGGATCTCGTTCGCAAGCTGTTCGTCGGTGAGCTCGCGGACGGCCATCTCCGGGTCGATCCCCTCCGCCCACTTAGTGTCCAGATACTCCGTGGCGACCAGTGCCCCGACCGGGTGCGCCTCATAGGCTTCGGCGATCTTGATGACGTTCTCGGGGGAGAGGTGTTCCTTCTCTAGCTGAGTGGCGAGCGTGCGTGGGGCGACTCCGATGGTGATCGCGACGTTGCGGACGCTGTCGCCGGTCGTGGTGGTCAACCATTCGCTGTGTTTCATGCTGCGAACGTTAGCGAAAAATCGCAAAGTGTGCAACTTTTCGCACGTCTTGACCTGGCAAAAGCCGTAAATCGCAAATCCTGCTTGCGTAATTACGCTAACGTGTGCTTAAATCGGCAAACGTAAGCACGAAGTCGCAAGGAGGTGACCACATGCAGATCAACCCCAAAGCCCTCGACAAAGCCAAGGAAATCACCGGCTCCCGCTCCGACGAGCAGCTCGGCCAGATGTTCCTCGACCGCACCGGCACAACCGTCCGCAACTGGCGCGCAGGCAAGACGTCACCAGACCTCGAGACCGTCGCGAAGATCCAGCGGCTGACGGGCTGGAGCTTCGACCAAATCCTCACCACAGAACCCGCGGAAACCACAGCGGCCTAACCCCCGAAACGCCAGGAGCAATACATGTCTCTCACTCAAGCGATTGACCGCCTCGACTACCTGAACAAGTGCAAGACCGGTGAAGCGCGGGCCCCGCAGTTCGTCGACGACGTCGACGCCCTGGAGGCCACGAACGGTGGCCGTGTCTGGGAGTACCGCGAAGCAATGAGATTGCTCGCCGAGGAGGTCGAGCAACTGGCCGGTGCCAACGCACAGTCGATCTTCAACGACGTTCTGAACCGGATTGATCCGTACTGGCGGGTGAAACTGCCGGACTAACACCCCTCCCCGCATGCGTCACTGTGACGCTATGGCGCTGCCGGAAGCCACCCCGTGTTCGAGGCCGGGGAGCGCACTACGACCCCGCGGGGGTCACGTTGATTGAGAACTGTATAGAGAGCCTTACCCATCAGGACGCATAGATGGGGCGTGTCCCAGTGGGACTACTTACCGGCGAGAGCATGTGGCTTAGATTGCGACGACCGCCGGGCGCCGACAGGCAAGGAACCGCCGACCACCGTAGCGGGTAGCAAGCGAGGAAACACCACAGAAGCGGGCACGAAAAACACAGGCCGATAAGGGAACTCCCGTGGTTCAAGTCCACGGATCGGCACCAGGGGTGGGTGGTGTGCGCAGGGGTTTTCTCTTTCCCTTGCAACCGCGTATTAAAGGCAGCATCCGCGGAAACCTTGTCGTTCCGCCGCGGCACTACTCGCCTGCACCACCCGCCCCTCCTCAAACCACCACAACATCAAGGAAGGGAAACCCCCCTATGGACCCAATCACCACACAGGTCGCGATCCACCAGGTCCTGGACGTGATCTGGCCGATCCTGCCACCGCACATCCTGGAGGCACTGGCCTATGTCTAACCCCCAGTTCGTCCCAGCAGACGCCACCCGGATGGAATGCCTGGTAATCAGCCAGACACTCCGCAAGATGAAGCAGGCCATCCTCGACGGCACGCCCTCCGGCTTGGCCATCGACCAAGCCCTAGAGGAAACAATGGAACTGGCTACCCTCCCTGAACGAGTTCAAGCAGCTTAGGTAGTGGAGGTATCTCCAACCCAGGAGCTTGATTCACCGAGTATGGGATGAAGAAATCAGAAATGATGTCTCGCCACCTCTGTTTCTTTGTGCTTTGCACCGTGACGAGGGCGAGACTACCGAGAAGGGATTTCAGCGCCTGCTCTAGTTCGAAATCGCCCACCACTTTGTAAGAGTCGATGAGCGTGAGAACGTTTTCTACTAACACCTGAGCGCCGCGCTTAACTCCAGGCGCAAGCGATTCGTCTTCTTGGAGTTCTTCTTGGACCACCTTGAGGTAGTGCTTCAGATCCTCAAACCGATCCACGTCGAGGACGGGAACAAAAGGTTCCATCGCCTCAATGAGGTTGTCGAGGATATCGAGGGCGAAGTCTGAAATGGGGGAGTCGGAGGACGCCCAATTACCGTTGTAGTTGAACACGGTTTTAACCCAGACGGGGAATTGTTTCTGGTAGGTGGAGACCCGCTTTCCCGCACGGCCCATCGCCTCGAGGACGTCCTCGATCTGATTTAGGTATCCAACGCAACGGCGATGCAGCGTAAGAACGCCATCATCGGCCCTCGAAGAGCAGGTTGAAATGCCGTTTCTAGCTTCGGAGCCCCATTCCGAAAACACGTCGTGAAGTAATTCTGCTGGGTTTGCCATGAACCTAATCCAACCACACTCAATGATCGGCCCCCGCTGTGCTGCAACCACACGCGGGGGCCTGTTTTTGGTCTCAAGAAAGGAAACCACCCATGAGTCTACGCACCATGTTCTGCCGCCGAATAGGCCGGCACCGCGAGCCCCGCCGCTTCTGGATGAGGTGGGGCCGATGAAACACATCACCAACAAGGAACTGCTCGACCTCGTCGAAGCAGCCACCGGCACCCGGAAACTCGTGCTCACTGTCCCCGAGTTCGCCACGCTCGTCGGCCAGCACGAAACGAACATCCGCAAGCGCGTCGGCCAGGACATCCCCGCATACCGCGACGGTGACCAGGGCCGGTGGCGCATCCCAATCCAAGCACTCAAGCCATTCCTCGAAGGGCGGGTAGCAGCATGACCGACATCTTCAAGCAGAAACTCGCCGCCCCACAGGTCGCCCGCTGGCAACACCGGGGCATCGAGTGCGCTATCCACTACGCCCCGGCCTACGACTGCAGGAACGGCTACGTGCTCATCCCCGACGGCCACCCGCTGGAGAACCATCCTGACTTCGGCAACGAAACGCTGCTCGACGTTCACGGTGGTGTCACCTTCGGGCCGGAGAAGACCGAGGGCGGGCACATCGTCGGCTTCGACACGATCCAGCTCGGTGACTATTCGGCGATCAGCAACCCGCACGGGCGCCGCTGGTCAATCGATGACGTCGTGGCGGAGACGAACTGCATGGCCGAACAGGTCGCGAAAGCGGGTGTGTCTCATGTCTGATTTGGAAGCGGTCGCCCGGGCCGTCGACGTCCTCGAGCCCGATACGAAGTCTCGAGACTTGGAGCGGTTCGCGGGCCCGATCTACGGGCTGGCCATGTTCGCAGCGCTGCAGATCGGAGCGTGTGCCGCATGACGATTATTTACGCCTCCCAGGTGGTGCTGTTCGCCGCCTGGCTTGCGCAGTTCATCGCGTGGCGCCGCGAGGTTGTCATGCGTCAGCAGTTGGAACTGCAGGTGGAAAAACTGCAGGCACTCGCGACGATGCGTCGTCACCCCGCTGTTCGTAATCGCCCGCTACCAGGGTGGGCACGAGAAATGGAAGGAGACGTCGATGCCTAAGCCGTCTGATCTGCACGCTGCGCGCGAGCGTAAAGCGGTGGAGGAGCATGACGCGGTGTACGGGGACGCCCGCGACGATGTAGGCCGCTTGTTCGACCACTTCGCGCAGAAGGTGGGGGATTACGGCATCACCGCCGCGATTTTGACGCACGCCACGATCATCGCAGTACCAGAAGGAGAACCCTATGCGTAACAACCAGGAACGCCTAGCCCGCGAGTGGGCGGAACGGATCAAGTCTGTGCCGGAGGTGAATTACGGCCCGGAGGCGAACGCCGCAGCCGAGATTGTTCTTGCCACTACAACCCCGCCGACTATGGCGGACGCAGAATGGGAACACGAGAAGCACCACCTGGCGGGCGCGAACTATAAAGACGGTTCGCCGGTAGTGATGATCGACGCCACTGGACTTGGAGAAATCTATTCCATCGACCTTGGCGCTCCCCACGGGAGGATGTTCTTCCCGTACATGGGCGACCTAATCCCGAATGGGAAGCGGTACGAACTCCGCGAAATCACCGAGCCGGAACACCTAGTGGAGCCGTCCACCAAGACGATGGACGAGTACAGCCCCGAAGAGCAAGCCGGCATGACCGGCATGTGGGCCGAGTACAGGCGAGGCGGCGAGCCGCGTGATTTCATGATTATCGAAGGTGGGGTGAACCGAGCGGGACGTGTCCCATGCTATAACCCCGACGCTCCTACGCCACATGCATGGGCGCCTGACCCGGACGAGTTGATTCCGCGCTTCGACTTGCCGCGTGTGTGGGACAAGGACGGTCAACCTTGCGAGGCAACTGGTTCATCTAATGAAAAAGTTGTGGCTGACCAGCCGGAGCACCCGGAGGTGCTGTCCACGGTGGAGGACTACGAGGACGCGCCCGAAGGCACAATCGTTGCTGCCCCCGGCTGGGATTCCGTTGCACTGTTGAAGCGCGACGGGAAGTGGCACCGCGACAGGTTCACTTTCGAGTCGAAGGACATGGCAGGCGACCCGACCGTTGCCGTGCTGCGTTGGGGGTGGGGCGAATGACCCCGGAGGAAGCACGCGGGCTGCTAGCCCATGCGGAGGGTACGGACGCGGCGGTCTTGATGGCGCACATGGACTGGAAAGACGTAGCGGAAGCCCTCGAAACCATCGCCAACCTGCGGTACGAGTACGCAGTGCAGGAGTTTGTGGGCTATTGGCGTGAGCGGGGTGGCGAGTTCCCGAATGTGGTCGAGGCCCGCAAGTTCCTGGACATGAAGCAGGAGGACGCGCCAATGCGTATTGTGCGCCGTCTTGTGTCGGATGTGGAGGTGGTGGAGTGAGTTGGGAGAATCCGATCCCTCTGACCCCCGCTGACGAGTTTTTGGTGATTGGTGCGGTGCGGTACGCCCGTGGCCGTGCGACGTACATCGTGGAGATGACGTGCGAGTGGGTGATCGCGCACTGGGAGCAGTTGTCGGACAACACGCGTTCGGTGATCGCCCGTGATGTGCGCCTGGAAGTCGAACTGCGACGCAACGAGGGCGCGGAGCAGTCCGCCCTGTCCCGTATCGACAACCCCGCCTGGGAGCGACTGCTCGACATTGTGGAAAAGGAGAGCACCGAATGATCGGGCGTAGACCAGAACCTATGCCCGGTAGTGAGCCGGGACGGTGGCGGGTAATCAAATCGCGCTGGCTTGGGCACCGGGTGGCACCCTGGTGCGTCGAGCGTGAGGGGTGTGGCGGTGCAGCATTCTTCCACACTTGGCGTGAAGCGCAAGACTACGCCGACCAGCAAGCACGCACCGTGGAGGTCACGCTACCGCGCATAGCCCACAGCGGTGACCGGGTGCCTGGCCTATCGACCATCAAGATCGGGTGGGAGCACCACCACACCGGAACCACGTTTTGGGTGGAGGACCGAGGGATCAATTCCATCAACGTCCGCCCAGACGAACTGCGCCCCCTCGCGGGCGCACTACTCGCACTCGCAGAACAGGAGGAACGGGCATGAGCACATTCATTCGGCTGTGTGGAGGGGAAACCGGCGTGGGCACCACCCGCGACAAGTGCCCCAACCCCCTACACGACTTCCCGCTCCCAGACGGATACGGGGACGCAGCGGAGGAAGCGGCACGCAGGCTCGGCCACCACTGGCAAAACGTCCGCTGCCCAGACTGCGGCACCTACGGATGGAATCCGGGGACAAGCCGCTACAAACTCACACCCATCAAGAAGGAGACGCCGAATGAGTGACCGGGAAAAACGGGAAGAACAGACCAGGATCGCTCGCTACTACCAGCAGCTCACGGAGAAGCAGCGCGGGCAGCGCGACGGGGTAGTGGTCACACCGGTGGAGATTGTGGACTTCCAGATACACGCAGTGATCGACACCCTCGCCGAGCAAGGGCGCACGCTGGCAGACCCGCAAGTCCGCATCACTGACCCGTTCGGCGGCACCGGCATCTACCTCGCCCGCATGATGCAACTCGCCACGCTCACCCCGGACGAACTCGACGACCTGTACCACCACCGAATGCGGCAGATCGAACTCGATGCCGACGCGTGCCGGATTGCGGACAAGAACCTACGCACCGTCTACCAGCAAGAAACCGGGCGGGAAGCACGACACAGCATCGTCCACAACCGCGACACGTTCGCCATGACACAGGAAGATTTCGACCGACTATGGGACACCGAGGAAAGCGCCTGATCGTGTGCATCAGGTGCCAAAACCGGAAGCGCCACGAAGCGCGTGGCATTTGCAAGAGTTGCTACAACCACCTGCGAGAGGGGCGCTGCAAGGTGGGGGAATCACTAGCCAACTACCCGACAGAGCAAGAGCAAAGGAGAGTCACACTATGAGTTTTGATTACGACCGGCTACGGGACGCGTTTATGCAGGTTGACGTGCCGTTCCCGTGGAGGGTGGACGCTAGACCCTGCAAGCACCACCCGGAGGTCACCAAATTTCAGGTGGTGGGGCTGGACGACAGTGTTGTCGTGGAGATGGAAGCCGAAGGGGAGTACGCCGAGGTGGTCGAGCGCGACCTGAACTTTATCGCCCTCGCCCCGGACATGGCCCGCGAACTACTCCGTCTGCGCAGGGTTCTTACGGAAAACCGTGACCGGGTAGTAGGGGAACTAGATCGTATCGGCCCCGAACTGAAAGCCGCCTACGTCACCCTCTACGCCGAGCGCAAGCACTTCCACGACTTCTGCAATCACCTACTCGAAGGAGACACCGAATGAGCAAGTACAAAGTCCTCCTAGAAACCGGCGCTTCAATGGCGGTCACCGTGGAAGCAGACACCCCGGAGCAAGCCGTTGAGGAAGCGTTGAACGAGCACAGTTGGACATCACCGTGTCACCAAGAGCCGTTTGAACTCGTCGATTGGGATGTGTCGGACGCGGAAGACGCGGTGGAGGAAATCGACACATGACCGAGCCGGTTTACGACTACTACGCCACCCGGATAGTGCAAGACCTCGAAGATGACCTCTACGACAGTAAAGAGCGCATCCAGCGGCTACGGCGGCAGAACGACGAACTCGCCGCAGAAAACGAGCGACTACGTGACGGGGTGGAGCGAGCACTAGGCGTGCTTAAGCAGAGTAGCCCGAGCAAGGGGCTACACGCCCGAATCATCCTCACCGACCTACTGGACGGAGACACCGAATGAGCGGAATCGACTACTGCGACATGACCGACGGTGACCTGGAACAGGAACTCGTCGGCAAGAAGATCGTCAAAATCGACACCGAAAACAACACCATGACGCTGCATGACGGGACAGTGCTCAAGTTCCACGACGCGTCCGACTGTTGCGCGTGGTTCGAAGCGGAACTGGAAGAAAAGAACCTCACCGACAACGCGATCACCCACGTCACCACCACCGGCGAATACGGCGACGAATCGTGGTCAATCCACATCCTCGCCGCGAACAACCACATCGCAGACGTAAACATCACAGGCAACGAGGGCAGCGGATACTACTGCCACTCCATCGACCTCGAAATCACCAACCCGGACAAATAGAGGACACCGAATGAGCGACATCGCCTTACTTTTAAATGCGCTGGCTATCGCCGTGGCCATCCTCCTACTGCGCTACACCAGGCCACATGGCCTGGTGGACTGCATCGCCCTCCTCATCGTGGTCTTGGGGGGCGTGCTGGGCGTATTCGCCCTCGCCCAGGAGTTCACCACCGACCGTGCTGTTTACGAGTTGGAGACGGGGGAGTACCTGCACTGCACACCACAAGGCGGAAACCACCTCACCTGCGAAGTCACACACAGAAAGGACAACCAATGAGCAACAGAGAGCGCGCCGCCGAAGTTATCCGGCAGTTTCTAAACGGCAAAGAACCGCACTCAACCATACTACGAAACCGGCTAGACAACACGGGCCTGCTCGCACCAGACCTGTCTGAAATCGAGTTCGACGAGGACGGCACCTGGCGAGAAGACGAAGAAGACCCGGACATCCTCGTACTGACCAAAGGCCTACCCAACAGGTTCGTCGGAATCTGCCTAGTCGACCGCGACGAAAACCGCGCCACGATACACGCACGCCCCGTGGAGGAAACACGCGAATTCGCCCACGCCCTGCTTGTCGCCGCCGACACAGCGGAGGGGAAGCACAAATGAGCGCTGACTTCATCAAGACCATGAACGCCGCCTGGGCGAGGGGACGAGTCCAACAAGCCGACCTCGACACGTTCAAAACCCACGGGGCCAGCGTCCCCGACCGGCTGTACACCATGGCCGGAAACGGCGAACTCACCATGAACTGGCTACTCCACTACTGGAAGAAAACCGCCATCCAAGGCGAGAGCAAGGAGGTGGGGCAGTGACGTCACCTGACCCCGACCGCGAGCGACTCCGCTGGGTCGAACGTCGCGCCGATCCCACCGAAGACAACGGCAACGACGCGGACTACACCATCGACGACCCCTACGACATCGACTGGGACGAACCCTAAAAGGAGACACCACCTTTGGACGAAGACTTCGCAATCAAAACCCTGCGCCGGTTCGCGACCGGCAAAAAACTCCCCACCGCTCAACTCCAACACCTGGAGGAGAGCGGTTTTATTTGCGCCACCGACGACGGGAAACACCACCTGACCACCCACGGCGCACTCACACTACGGAAAGGAACCCTCTAATGGCATGGATGACTAAGGGCCTCGCCCTCGACCTGCTCGCAATCCTCACCAACGCCAGCCAATCCGCCTTCGACCGAATCAAGGAAGAGCCGGACCAGGAGAACTGGCCGCCCGCGGAGAAGACACCGGACGAGCCCGAAACACCGAAGCAAGACCCAGCACCCACCCCCAAGCCGGACGCCCAGGAGCCGCCGGCCGTCGACAACACCGCCGACCTGCTCACCGAAGCGAAAAACCTCCTGCAGAGCATCAGCGCCGCCGGTGGCCGCGACTGGATCAAAACCACCCTGCTACCGAAATTCGGCGTCGCGAAACTCTCCGACGTCCCCGCCGACAAACTCCCCGCCCTCATCGAGGCAGCCAAGAACAGGAAGAAGGAAACGCAGTGACCGAACTAAGGCGCTACCTCACCTGCTACGACACCGATAGCCGCAGAGACCTCGTCTACGACACCCACGGCTACCAGCCCCACATCACCGCCCCTGACGGCGGGTGGACACCCGACGACAAAGACGATCTGGAAAAAGCAGCGAACGATAACAAGCTTATCTTCGCGCGCACGCACTCCGGCGACGTCTGGAAGATCGGCTTGTGGCGGTTCAACAAGAAAACCATCACGCTCGAGGACCCGCGCACAACATCACCCGGCAGCAAGCAACGCCTCAAGTACGAGGAGATCGAATCGCTTGGCACCTGCCCGACGCGCGAAACCGACGGCCTGGGCAAAGTCGTCGAAGCGACTGCCGCGAAAACCGAACCTGTCGCGCACGCCGACCGTGACCACGCACTGCTCTCCGCGTCCAGCGCGCACCGGTGGCTCAACTGCACGCCAGCCCCTTACCTGGAAGCAAAGCACCCGGACACCACCTCGGAGGCAGCGGAGGAGGGCACGGCCGCCCATGAACTCGCGGAGCATAAACTCCGCCAGCTCCTCGACATGCCCACCACCCGGCCCGAATCGGAGTGGCATGTCGAGGAGATGGACGACTACACCGACCAGTACGCCGACCACGTCATGGCCGAACTCACCCGCGCCCGCGACACCGACCCGGCAGCGTTCCTCTCCATCGAGGAGCGCCTGGACTTCAGCCACATTGTGCCGGACGGGTTCGGCACCGGTGACGCCCTCATCCTCGGCGGCGACACACTCACCATCGTCGACCTGAAGTACGGCAAAGGCGTCGAAGTCTCCGCCGTAGGTAATCCACAGATGCGCCTGTACGCACTCGGCGCGCTGGCCACCTACGGCATGATCTACGACATCGAGAAGGTGCGCATGGTGATCTTCCAGCCACGCATCGGCAACGTCAGCGTCGATGAGATCACCGCCGACGAACTCACCACCTGGGCAGAAGATGTTGTGCGTCCCGCGGCGGAGAAAGCAATCGCAGGCGAAGGCGACCTCAAAGCGGGCGAGTGGTGCCGGTTTTGCCGGCATGCCGCACAATGCCCCGCACTCGCCGCGGAGATGTTCGCCCATGTGCCCACCTCAGCGGAGCACGTGCCGGCAGCACCAGACCCGGACACTCTCACCGACGACCAGATCGCCACGATCGTCACGCATGCTGGCGAACTGAAAAAGTGGCTGACGAAGGTGGAGTCGTACGCCCTGGCGCAAGCCACCGAGGGCCACAACTACCCGGGTTTGAAGTTGGTGGAGGGCAGGTCGGTGCGCAAGTACACCGACGAGGCCGACGTCGCCCGCACAGTCGAAGCAGCGGGGGAGGACCCGTACAAACCGCGCGAAGTCCTCGGCATCACCGCCATGACGAAACACCTCGGCAAGAAGCGCTTCGAGGACCTGCTCGGCGACTACGTCCATAAGCCGGAGGGCAAGCCCGCCCTGGTGCCGGAGTCGGATAAGCGGCCGGCGCTCGAACTCGCCACACCGGAGAACGTCTTCCAACCTATCGAGAAAGGAGCCTGAACCATGTCCATCTTCGAGGAGGACCTGCCACCTGGTCAGGAAATCCTGCAACAGTCCGCCCCGAGACGAGGCTCGCTCATAGAAGAGTTACTCGCTGCGATCGCGGACGAACTCCACCAGATCAACCAGCACATCGAAGACCGAAATCTCTAGCCCTTTAGGAGGCACCCATCATGGCAACCATCTCTAACCGCGCAGTCAAGGCCCAAGGCCGACTGTCCTACCCGAACCTGTTCACCGCCCGCGCAGCAAACGAGACCGCCAAACCCAAGTACGGAGCAACCCTGCTCATCCCCAAGACCGACACCGCCACCGTCGAACGCATCCAGGCCGCCATCGACGCAGCCGTGAAAGACGGCATCGAACGCCGCATCTTCAAGGGAGCCGTCGACCCCTCGCGCTCCAAGTACCCCCCGCTGCGTGACGGCGACACCCCCAAGGACGACGGCAGCGAACGCGGCGAGGAGTTCGCCGGCCACTGGTTCATCTCCGCGAAGGCACCAGGCGACAAGCCCCGCCCGGCCGTCGTCGACGCCAACGTCCAGCCCGTCATGGACGAGTCCGAGATCTACGCCGGCTGCTACGTCAACATGTTCGTGGAGTTCTACGCCTACGAGAACTCCGGCAACAAGGGCATCGCAGCGTCCCTGCGCGGCACGCAGTTCGTCCGCGACGGCGACCGCCTCGGTGGCGAAACGCTGGAGGCGGAGGACATGTTCTCCGCAGTCGCCGGTGCCGACACGGCATCGTCCGCCGACGACGACTGGCTGTAAATGGACGTCTACATCCGCGTCGTGATGAGCGCACGCGCGCGCACGGCGCTCGAGGACTTCTAGCCCACATCACCACCCATCTGGCCCCGCCACAACCACTGTGCGCGGGGCCATCTCAATCTTCCCACCCCACAACTTCATACATCCCCGGCCCAGCACCTGGAAGGAGACGCACCATGCAACTCGAGAACTGGAAACCCATCCCCGGCTACGAAGGGTGCTACGAGGTCTCTGACCAGGGAAGGGTGAGAAGCCTCGGCCGCACCATCTTCTATCGCGATGGAAGAACGAAAACCATCCGCGAACGGATGCTCAAGCCGAACAACACTGGTAAGGGCTACAAAAACGTCAGTCTGTGGAAAGACCACAAAGTTCAGGTCAAACTCATCCACGCGCTCGTCACCGAGGCATTCATTGGGCCACGCCCCGAAGGGCTTGAAGTGTGCCACAACAACGGAAAACCAGGCGACAACCGGCTTGAAAACCTGCGATACGACACCAGAAGCGCCAACGCACTCGATCGGACGAAACACGGAAATAACCACTGCCGCAACCGAACACATTGCCCCAGAGGACACGCGCTACAGCAGCCGAATCTAGTCCCCAGTCGCGCGAAGCAAGGACATCGAAAATGCCTCGCCTGTCAGCGCGCGCACGCCTACCTGTACCACCACAAAGACCAACGCAGCCAAATGCAACAGCTGGCCGATGGCTACTACCGAAAAATCATGCAATCAACGATCCGCGAGGGGAGCAACCACCAGTGCAAAACCGAGAACTGAAAATCAGCACGGCTTCCAGCAAGACCGCTCTTAAGTGGACCAACAAGCTCACCACGCTCCAGGACATGACGGCAATGGCATACGAGCCAGTCGTAGTGGAGCTCACCAAGAGCGAATACTTCTCCCTCCCGAAGGGAGAAAGAGACAAGCACAAGGATGTCGGTGGATTCGTCGGTGGCCACCTTAAAAACGGCCGGCGTCGCAAAGGCCACGTTCTTTCTCGTTCGCTGGTCACCCTCGACTTGGATAATCTCCCCGCCGAGGTCGACCTCGCAGCAGTGCTCGCGGAGACGCTGCCGTACGCATGGCTCGCGCACACCACATTGAGTCACTCGCCCGAGAATCCACGATGGCGTGTCTGGGTGTGGCTGACACGCGATATTTCGCCAGACGAATATGGCGCAGTTTCTCGCCGTATTGCCCAGGACATCAACCCCGGCTTGAGCTGGTTCGACCCGTCGACGTTCGAAAGTGAACGGCTGATGTACGCTCCGGCCACCCTCACCGACGGCGACTACCACGTCGAAGTATCCAGCAAGAAAGACATCCTCAACCCGGACGACTTCCTTGAGCGTTACGACACTTGGCAAGACGTCACCACCTGGCCCGGCATCACCCCAGAACAGGCCAAGGCTTTCGAAGCCAACGGCAGGCTGGACGACCCGCGGGACAAGCCCGGCATGCTCGGCGCCTTCAACCGCGCCTACCCAATCACCCGCGCGATCGAAACGTTCCTGCCCGAGGTGTACAAACCTGGCACCACCAAGGACCGCTACACCTACACCGGCGGCACCTCGTCCAACGGACTCATCGTCTACAACGGCGGCCACTTCGCCTACTCCCAGCACGCCACCGACCCCGCAGCCGACGGCCACTCCCACAGTGCGTTCGACCTCGTGCGCATCCACCGCTTCGGCGACCTCGACGCGGACACCACCGCCAGCACACCGGCGAACAAGAAGCCTTCGTATGTGGCGATGATGGACCTCGTCAACGACGACCCGGGCGCCCGCGCCGAGAACGCGAAAGCGAGTGCCGCGATGATCGACGAAGTCTTCCAGCCGATCACCACCGACAACGACGAATCTGTGGCAGCGCCGGGACCAGCGGACGAACCGTTAGAAGAAACCAACAAGTTGCCCGTCGACACCGCCGGAGCAGGGGAGAAGCCGGCCTCCAGCAAGGACTGGCTACTCAAACTCGAAACGAAGCAGGACGGCACGTTCAAAGACACCATCGGAAACTTCGAACTCATCCTGCAGCACGACCCCCGGTTCAACCACATCGCCTGGAACAGCCACGCCTCACAACTCGAAGTCCAAGACCCCAGCCTCCTGCCCTGGGACCAGGTCAAACCCGGCTGGACCGACAACGACGAAGCCAGGCTCAAAACCGAAATCGCCCGCACCTACGGCGGGCTCTACGCACCCACCAAAATGAACGACGCACTCCTCTCCACCGCCAGCGCGCGCGCCTTCCACCCCGTGCGCGACTACTTCAACAACCTCCTGCCCTGGGACGGCGTCGAACGCCTCGACACGCTGCTCGTTGACACGCTCGGCGCCGACGACACCGACTACGTCCGCGCGGTCACCCGCAAAACCTTCGTCGCCGCACACCGCCGCACCTTCCAACCCGGCTGCAAATTCGACCACGTCTTAACGTTGGTCGGCCCCCAAGGCGTCGGAAAATCCACCATCTTCGCCCGCATGGCTGGCCAATGGTTCTCCGACAGCCTCACCATCACCGATATGAAGGACAAAACCGGCGCCGAAAAACTCCTCGGCAACCTCGTCGTCGAACTCTCCGAGCTCGCCGGAATGCGCAAAGCGGAAGCCGAACCAGTCAAAGGCTTCATCTCACGCACGGAGGACAAATTCCGGCCGGCCTACGGGCGCACGGTGCAGACCTACCCGCGCCAGTGCATCATCGTCGGCTCCACCAACGCCGACGAAGGGTTCTTGCGCGACACCACCGGCAACCGCCGCTGGTGGCCCGTACACGTAACAGGGGAGGGGTGGCTCGGCAAACCCCACGACCTTGACCAGCACACCATCGACCAACTCTGGGCCGAAGCACGCGCACGCGACCTCGCCGGCGAAGACCTCTACCTCACCGGCGAGGTGCTCGAAGCCGCCGAGCACGCCCAGGCCGAGAGCGTTGAGGCGGACGACCGCATCGGCATCGTCCAGGAATACCTCGACAAAATCCTGCCGCCGAACTGGGATCGACTATCCCTCACGGCTCGGAGGATCTGGCTCGCCGATGAGTCAATCTCCGACGCCGATAAAGCGCCGGACATGTGGGATAAAGCCGGGAAGCGAACAAGCGTCTCGAAGATCGAGATCTGGTCGGAGTGCTTCGGCCGCGACCCGGACGCGATGCGCAAGATCGACTCGCACGAGATCACCGCGATCATGCAACAAGTCGACGGTTGGGAAGACACGGGCAAATTAAAGCGCCTCCCGATCTACGGCAGGCAAAGACTATTCGAGCGCTCACGTGTTCGAGTTGCCTAACCGGTGGAACAAAGTGGTGGACAAAGCGTCTGGCACTTTGTTCCACCCCGGAACAAACGGAACAAACTAAAACTTTGTTCCACACTTTGTTCCACCCCGAAAAGTGCGCGCTAGCGGGGGAATCACTGACACTGGAACAAACGGAACAAAGTTTTTACAAAAAGAGAATATATGAGTTTAGGGGGCCTAATGTACGGCGACGCAAACATACCCCCTAAATCCATTACCTAATTACAAACCACCCCAACTTTGTTCCAGAAACGAAGAAAGGACTCACGAAAATGCTCGAAAAAGCAATCGAACGAAAACTTATGACCCTCACAAAGGAGCGAGGCGGGTACTGCCCAAAGTTCACCAGCCCCGGAACTGCTGGCATGCCGGACCGAATCATCATTCTCCCCGGCGGAAAGATGGGGTTCGTCGAAGTAAAAGCGCCAGGTCAGCAACCACGACCACTCCAAAAAGTTCAGCACAAAAAACTGCGCGACCTCGACATCCCCGTCTATGTCCTAGATAGCCCCGACACCGACACCATCACCGGAATACTCGATGCAATACAAGCCGCATGACTACCAACGCCACACCACCCAATTCATCATCGACCATCCCGAGTGCGCCATCTTTCTAGGAATGGGCATGGGCAAGACAATCTCCACCCTCACCGCCATCGAAGCACTCAAGCACGACTACTTCGACGTCGACAAGGTGCTTGTCGTCGCCCCGGTCCGCGTCGCCCGCGACACATGGCCCGCCGAGATCGAGAAGTGGGACCACCTTGCCGACCTCACTGTCAGCCCCATCATCGGCACCGCGGGGCAGCGCGCCGCCGCCGCCGACCGCCAGGCCGACATTTACACCATCGGCCGGGAGAACATCCCCTGGCTCGTCAAACACCACGGCGGACGGTGGCCCTACGACATGGTCATCATCGACGAACTCTCATCGTTCAAGAACCCTCAAGCCAAGCGCTTCAAAGCACTGAAAAAAGTACGGCCGAAAATCACCCGCATCGTCGGACTCACCGGCACCCCAGCGCCCAACAGTCTGCTGGACATTTGGGCGCCGTTCCGTCTCATCGACAACGGCCAACGCCTCGGAAAGTTCATCACCCACTACCGTGACCAGTATTTCCTGCCCGATAAGCGCAACGGGCAAGTCGTCTACTCGTGGAAGATCCGGCCCGGCGCGGACCAGGCGATCTACGACAACATCGCCGACATCACCGTCAGCATGCGCACCACCGACTACCTCACCCTGCCGGAGGCCACCCGCCAGCACATCGAGGTCACCCTCGCCCCGAAGGAGAAGAAGATGATCGACACGCTGAAGAAAGATCTCGTCCTGGACCTCGGCGACGACACCATCGACGCCGAAAACGCAGCCACCCTGTCCAACAAACTCCTCCAACTGGCAGGAGGGGCTATCTACTCCCAGGACGGCGACGTCATCGAAGTCCACGACCAGAAACTCAACGCCCTTGCTGAACTCGCTGACCAGGCCGACGGCAACACACTGCTGGTCTGCTACTGGTTCAAGCACGAACGCGACCGCATCCTCGCGCGCATCCCCGGGGCGCGCGTGCTGGACACCAAGCAGGACTTCGAGGATTGGAACGACGGTAAAGTCCCTGTTGGGTTGATCCACCCCGCGTCCGCCGGCCACGGCCTGAATCTGCAGGCCGGTGGGCACATCATGGTGTGGTTCACCACCCCCTGGTCCCTGGAACTTTACGAGCAGGCGAACGCGCGCCTGAACCGGCAAGGGCAAACCGAACCGGTCAGCATCATCCACATTGACACCGCCAATTCGATCGACCAAGACGTGCACGCAGCCTTGGCGCGCAAGGACACCACCCAATCCGCACTCATCGAAGCCGTCGCCGCCGAACTCGACCAAGCAGAGAGGACCGCAGCATGACCGACCCGTTTGAACTGAAGCGCGCAGCCATCCGACTGCGCGACCAATACCGGGCCCTCAACGAACTGAAAATGACGCCACCGCGATCAACGACGGCCCGCAAGATGAAACCCACCTTCGGCCCCCAATCATGCATCCCTGACGGCGACTGGGCGCTTAACATCGAGTTACTTCTCGTTGACGAAGGCGACGACGATAATTCCAACCACGAAGCACCCAGCGGATTGTTCAACATGGTCGTAGACGCCCAACGCTACATCCACAACAAGACCATTCAGAACAAAGACGGCCACCGCCTCGCTAACTTCGTCGCCTTGCACTCAGGTGCGATCGCGAACCAGTTCCCAGCCGCCGACGACCTCTTGGAACTCATCATCGAGCAGACCGCGTATATCGCCCGCCATATTGAGAAGCGCGTAGGTGCGCCACTCCCACGGGCGGAAGCCCGACACAACTCCACCGTTATCTGTGCGTTACTGGCCCAACAGGGGGTGAGCGTGACACCGGATCTCCTGCGGAAGTGGGCAGAACGTGGAAAGCTGACAGTTGCGCACCGTGATGGGCGCAATGGGTACCTCCTGTCGGAGGTGTTCAGCGTCGCATTGTCATCCACCCGATAACGAAGGAATACGACATGGCCGAGTACTCGCTAACTCCTTACCTTTTCTCCGTGGCGAAGAAGTATAAACCCGAAGACAGCCGGAAAATGGTGAACCTGAGTGAGAACCCAGATCTCACGGCCACCGAGTTCATGACGAACTGCTTTCTTTCCCTTGTTGGAGAGGAAAACCCACGGGAATTTGGCGCCGCAGACAGCCGTCTTCTTGAAGGGGTGGATGTTCTTGCTTACGAAGACCAAGTCCTTTTCAAGATGAGGGTCGGAGTGACCGGCTTTACTAGCAGCCTCGACCTGTCTTCCATCGGTGCATCTGCGCCTCGCAAACACTCTGACCCAGAATGGTTCAACCTCCGGGCCATGTTCGTCAATGTTCCGGGAAGTCGAAAGGGTCTTCTCCTCGTAGAGCGCGTCGCAAACTACAGCGCCTACGGTGTTTTGTCTGATACCCTTAAGGCTGCAGCTCGTTTAAACTTGCAAGAGACGGTCATCAAATTTGAGCCAATCCAGGATCTCAAAGCCGTGGGGCAAGATCTCAGCGACATGCTGACTAAAGCTATCGAGTTCAGGACGATCATCAATCCTGAACGATCTGATGTGGCGGACCGCGCTGCTGGGGAGGATACGATCCAACCATTTGAAAAGGTCGCCCGCCCCTCCATGAAGAGGTATACCAAGTTCATTCAACGTGGTGGACTGGGCACTTTCGGATGGTTTAGGGGCAAGACTGTCGAGCAATTGTCACAGCAATTCGGTTACCTTCCGGACCCGGGAGAAAGTACCGAAGTTGTTGCCACCGTTGAGGATCAAGCAGGCAAGACTCGGACTATCTCAATCCAGAACGAGGAAGCGGCATCTGTTTCTTTCGCGATCGAGCGACAGAATCAGGACAGTGAGCCCACAGATGAGGAGTTTCTCAACACGGTTGAAGAAGTTGTTGGCGTCTTAAGTACCTACATCAATATGACGTCGGATAAACTCGTTGGACTGAGTGAATTTGAAAGCGCGGATGAGTTGGCAGGTGTCACGGAATGGAGGCTAGATGAGTAGTATTCTTTCCCCTGTTGCCTCCCCAACCGGGGTCGTTCGTGACCAGTGGGATACTCTACGGGTCGGTAAGTCGAAAAAGCAGAGAGATTACGGGGCAATTGCTGTCATGTATGTAATCCCGATGCTGTTTGGCATCTGTGCTGGCATATGGGGCAATCCCGTCGTCGATACGGCCGCCCTTCTTGCAGCGGTGGCTGTATACACCGGTCTGATATTCAACTTGTCGTTCAACGTGTTCGACAAAAGTTTGGCTATCAGAAACGATCCTTTCAGGGAAGGTGACGAGGTAACTCTTGAGTTAGTTGACGAGCTCTTCGCCAACGTCAACTACACGGTCGTAGTTGGCCTCATCACGACAGCAGTACTCGTCAGCGCTTCGCTGTTCTCTGCGCCTGACTATATTGCCTGGGCAGCCAGGGTTACCGTGGCCGTCGTCGCCGCCCTCTCGGCTCACCTGTTCCTGATGTCCGGCATGATCATCAAACGGTTTAGATCCCTGCGTGAAACTTTAAAGCCGTAGCGTCGTGTCACGCAGGGTGTTATACTCGACGCGACGACACTATTTCACCCTCCACCCGGGGACCTCCTGGGACGGAGGGTTTTCTCATGCCCGGAGGTGAGACCATTGGCCTGGACTAACCGCGGGCACAACAGCGCCGCCGACATCCGCCGCATTCTCGACCGTGACGGGCACCGCTGCACCGCATGCGGCGACTCTGATGGCCCGTTCGAAGTCGACCACATCGACAACACGCGCGGACCCCACTACAACACTGACGCCAACAAGCAAACACTGTGCGTCACCTGCCACGAGAAGAAAACCCGGGCAGAAGCACGACGAGGACACCAGCGCTACTACGCCCGGCGCCGACTGCCCCAGAAGCCCCACCCCGGACTAATTGGCTAACCCCCACCATTGGGACACCCCAGGGGGTGCCCCCTCCCACCCCGGGGGCCACGGCCGCCCCGAGGGCATAGGGAAAAACGGGCTGTACGGGTTTCAGGATTTACTTTGTTCCGTTTGTCCCGCTGCCAGAAAAGGAGGTGACCTGTGCCAGGACCACCACCGAAGCGTGAAGACCAGCGCCGCCGCCGCAACAAGAACCCGGACGGGTTGACCACTGTCACGGCTGCTGGCGGGAAGCGCCCGAAACTGCCGCGCGTGTCGCCGCACTGGCACCCGCTGATGAAGGACTGGTTCCGCTCACTGAAGGAGTCGGGCCAGTCGCAGTTCTACGAGGCGTCAGATTGGCAGACTGCGCGCCTTCTGGCGGAGATCATGTCGCAGGAATTGAACTCGGGTGAGCCGGTGAAGGCCGCGATGCTCGGCGAGTTCAACCGCGCAGCGGCGTCGCTGATGACTACGGAGGGGGAGCGTCGCCGACTGCGGGTGGAGTTGCAGGCGCCGCAGGCCCAGGAGGACGGCGGGAAGGTCGTCTCGATTATGGACCGGTATCGGGAGAAGTTGTCGGAGTAGGAGGTGGGCATGAGTAGTGTGCCTGCCCCACAGGATCGACTTGTCACGCTGCCGGAGGGGTTACCGGAGTTAACGCTTGGCTATGAGGCTTTGGTGTGGGCGGGTACGTACCTGCGGCACACGAACGGCATGCGGGCTGGGAAACATTGGGAGTTCTCTCGCGAGCAGGCCCGGTTCGTGTTGTGGTTCTACGCCGTTGATGAGAACGGCCGTTGGTTGTTCGACCGTGGTGACCGTCGTCTGGCGAAGGGGTCCGGCAAGTCGCCATTCGCCGCTGTGATGGCGTTGATCGAATTGCTCGCCCCGGTGCGGTTCGACCGGTTCGACCCGGACGTGCCCGGCGGGTGTGTCGGCAAGCCGGTGAATATGCCGTGGGTGCAGATCGCCGCGGTGTCGCTTGACCAGACGGAGAACACTATGCGGCACGTGCGCGCGATGGTGGCGCCTCAGCGGGCGCCGGAGTTGCACCGCGACTACGACCTCGACGTCGGCAAGACCCAGATTTTCGTTGCGCCGGAAGGCAAGCTTGAGGTCATCACGTCCTCGGCGGCGACCGCCGAGGGCGCTGAGGTTACTTGTGTTATCGGCGACGAGTTGGAGCACTGGACACCGTCAAACAGCGGCGTGGAGTTGCATAACACGCTGGTGGATAACTTGACGAAGTCCGGTAGCCGGTTCATCGGCACGTTGAACGCGTGGAAGCCCGGTATCGGCTCGGTGGGAGAGTCTGTTTTCGACGACTGGGTTGCCCAGGAGTCGGGCATGGCGAAGGCGAAGACCCGCATTTTGTACGACGCGCGGATCGCGCCGCCGGATACGGACCTGGCGGACGAGGAGTCGTTGCGCGCCGGGCTCGAGTTCGTCTATGCGGACGCGCCGTGGGCTGACATCGAGGCGATGATCTCGCGTATCTGGAAGACGTCGTCGAAGGTGGATGATTCGAAGCGGAAGTATTTGAACTGGCCGACCGCGTCGTCGGATTCGTGGGTGGACCCGCAGGATTGGGCGCAGATGGCCCGGCCTGGTGTGGTGCCGGCCGACGGTGAGGACGTGGTGCTGTTTTTCGACGGCTCGATGTCGAACGACCACACCGCGCTGATCGGCGCGCGGATGGACGACGGCCACATCTTCACTGTGGGGGTGTGGGCGCCGACGCAGGACACCCCGGATGATCGCCCGATGATCGACTACGAGGTTGTCGACGCGGCTGTCGACCGGGCGCATAAGCGCTGGAGCGTGGTCGCGTTTTTCGCGGACGTGCGCGAGTGGGAAGCCTACGTGCACAACATCTGGCCGGAGCGCTACAAGAGCGAGTACCGGCTGTGGGCGTCGACAGGTGGGCGTAAGGCTGCGCCGATCGCGTGGGATATGCGCTCGCACGACTACGACTTCACCCAAGCGTCGGAACTTGTCGAACAGGAAATCCGCCAGCACTTGTTTACCCATGACGGTGATTCGCGGTTGACGCAGCACGTGCTGAACATGCGCCGGCATGAGGGGCGGTTCGGCATTGTGCCGCGCAAGGAGTCGCGCAAGTCATTGAAGAAGATCGACGCCGGTGTGTGCATGATCGGCGCGCGGATGGTGTGGGTGCTGGCGAAGCAGAAGGCGAAGAAGAAACGTAGCGGTAAGCGGAGAAAGGCGGTGCTGTTATGACGGTCCCTGTGGTGATGTCGAGCGGTCTCACCGAGGACGAGGCACGCCTGATTGGTCGGCTGCAGCATGATCTGGCGTCGTACCGGAAGAAGAACGTCACGAAGTGGCGTTACTACGACGGCGATGTCGAGCTGAAGAACATGGAGATCGCGGTCCCGTCGAATCTGGTCAACGTTGACGCGTCGATTGGCTGGGGTGGGGTCATTGTCGACGCCCTGGAGGAGCGCATTGACTGGCTCGGCTGGACTGCCGACGAGGATCAGGCGGACGGGCTGCAGGCTGTCGCGCGAGAGAACCGGCTGTCTACGGAGTTCAACAAGGTCAAACTCGATTCGCTCGTCACCGGCGTCGGTTTCCTAGAGGTCACTGCCGGTGGTGCGGGGGAGCCGGATGTGATCATCAACGCAGTGTCATCCTCTGACGCGACATATCTGTGGGATGATCGCGCGAACCGTGTGTCGGCGGGTCTGGTGATGAAGCAGGGCCCGGAGGGGGAGGACCTGTTGACGTTGTATCTGCCGGATATGACGGTGACGGTGGTGCGTGAGCATGGCGAGTCCAGGGTGACGCGTCATGTGCATAACCGTGGCCGGTGTGGGCTGGTGGCGTTTCCGAACAAGTCGCGCGCCGGGCGCACTCGCGGCCAGTCTGAGTTGACGAAGCCGGTGCGGTACGCGATTGATCATGCGCAGCGCACGATTTTGGAGATGGAGTACAACCGCGAGATTTACACGACGCCGCAGAAGTGGTTCGCGAATATCCTGCCGGAGGATTTGGGTTTCGACCCGGAGTCTGACGCTGAGATGTCGGAGTTTGAGCGGATTAAGAAGGGCTTCGATGTTGCGATGACTCGGGCGGTGATTCTTCCGACTCAGGAGGAGGATGGGAAGAATCCGTCGACTGGGCAGTATCAGTCGGCGCCGCCGACGCCGTACATCGACGAGTTGCAGATGATCACGCAGCTGCTGTCGTCGTATTCCGGTATTCCGCCGTCGTGGTTTGGGTTTCATACGGATAATCCGCCGTCGGCGGAGGGGCAGCGCGCGCTCGAGGCTCGTAACGTGAAGATGTCGGAGCGACGATGCACGTCCTATTCCGGCCCAATGGACGCGGATGTGGCGTTTATTGTGCAGTCGATTTTGGCTCAGCGGTCCGAGGAGGCTGCGGTGCCGACGCCGGAGTTTATGGCTGCGGTGTCGTCGCGGTGGCGTGACCCGGCGACGCCGACGGTTGCTGCTGCGACGGATGCGGTCACGAAGCAGATCGAGGTCGGCGCACTGGCGCGTAATTCCGTTGTGGCGTTGGAGCGGATGGGTTATTCGGATGCTGATATTCGTCGGATTCAGCAGGAGTGGTCGCAGGAGTCGTTCCGTGAGCTTTTGATGCTGGCGTCGAAGAAGGAGTTGCCGGCTGATCCGCTTGCGGAGGAGTTGGCGCGGCAGCGCACTGAGTAGGGAGGTGGTTGGTGTGCCACTAGGCGCAGCTGAACTCGCTGACTACTGGCAGATTATCGACCAGATTAACCGCATGGCCCAGGCTGACTTCGTCGCACTGTGGCGGATGCTGGAGGCCGAGGACAAGGACACGCTGTTTCGTGGTCTGCAGGCCGGTGTGCCGGAGATCGTCGAGCTGTACCGCAACGCCCAGGCGGACGCGGCGATGGTGTTCTACAACACCACCCAGGGCGTGGCCTACAGCCGGGCTGCCGCGACGACTGCGGGTCGGATCAACGAGGCCCAACTTGAGCAGATGCTGCGCTACGCAGTATTCGGCAAGGGGGTGTCCTCACCGGTCGGTCTGATTTCGGGTGCGATTCAGCAGATGGTGCTGGGTGGGGGGCGTGACTATGCGAATGAGGCATTCGCCCGTGCCGGGGTGGGGTGGTATCGGGTGGCGCGGGCTGACGCTTGTGCGTTTTGCCGCATGCTCGCCACTCGTGGTGCTACGGAGTGGGAGCCGTACACGTCGGCGAACTCGGCGTTCTCGAAGGGCGGGCCGAGCGGTTACCAGTACCACAAGCACTGCCGGTGTATTCCGGTGCTGGCGTCTGAGTACAAGGTGCCGGACTATGTCAACGAGTGGACGGAGACTTACTACAAGGCGTCGGAGAAGGTGTCGTCGACGACTGATTTCCGGGCGATTCTGGCGGGTATGCGCGAGATCGACGGGATCAAACACTAGCCAGACGGAGCAGACACCCAGGTGCAAGTCCTGGGCTGGCACTAACCCCTACACGGAAGGTGTGGGGGTTTCATCATGCCCCGCATGGGGCGACCCACACCTGAAACAGGGAGACGATCAACGATGTTCAAGACCTACCCGATTTGGCTGCGCGCTATCGAAGGATCTGAGGCTGGCGGTTCTGTCGGCGCTGACGGTGAGCCCGAAAAGGGCGCCGATGGCAACGGCGATAAGCCCCAGGGCGACGGCCAGGAGTCGGACGACTCCGAGCAGGTCGACTGGAAGGCACGCTTCGAACAGGCCCAGCAGGACGCCGAGAAGTGGAAGGCGCACTCCCGCAAATGGGAAGACCGTGCCAAGGCCAAAAACGACGGCAACGATAGCGGCAACGACGATATCCGCGCGCGCCTGGCCGAAGTCGAACAGAACCTCAAGGACGCCCGCGCTGAAAACGAGCGCGTGAAAACCGAACGGTTGAAGTTCGAACTCGGCGCCGAATACGGACTGTCTAAAGACGATGTTGATCTGCTGCGAGGTAACGAGGACGACATGCGCGCACTCGCGCAACGCCTCGGTGAGAAGCACGAGCAGCACTACCCCGAAAACCCGTATCAGGGCCGCGGAAGCCAGGGCAGCGCGAAGCAAAACGCTGAAGCCTGGGCCAAGGAACTGCTGGGGAAAGATTCCTGAAATTTGACTGCATAGGAGGATAAAGAATGCAGTTCGCACCCCGTTACCAGGTGCGCGGCGACGTGTCTGTCCAGAAGTGGCTCGGCTCCGCCCACGCCACGGACAATGCACGCACCGTCACCATCGACGGCACCAAGCTCGACGCTTTCACCGAACGCGGTTTCGTGCCCGCCGGCACCCCGCTGACCGCGGCAGAGGGCGGCAAGTTCGCCCCCGCGACCGCCAGCGACGAGCTCGCCGGCTTCCTGCTTGTCGACCAGCCGGTCGACACCACCGCTGACGTGATCGCGCCGCTGCTTGACCACGGCCGCATCCGCGTCAAGTTCCTGCCCGAGGGTGCGCCGGACGTCACTGCGATGCCGGCCAACCCGCACTTCATCTTCGTGAAGGAGGCCTAGACCATGGCTCTTTGGACTGATGTTGCAGACCCGCAGGAGCTGACGGTTGTCGCGCGCGAAGCCGCCCGCGATCGCGAAAAGCGTGACGAGTTCAACCTGGCGCAGTTCCTGCCCAACGAGCACACGCTCTCCCAGACCGTCACCCTTGAGGCCGGTGAGAACGGTTTCGTGGAGGCCGCTGAGTACCGCGCCTACGACGCAGAGACCCCGATCGGTGGCCGTGGTGAGGGCAGCCGTCGGATCGTGTTCGAGTTGCCGCCGCTCGGTCAGAAGCGTCGAGTGTCTGAGTACAACCAGTTGATGTTCCTCGGCGAGGGTGGCGAGTCCGCTATCCGCACCGCCATCGGTAAGGCGGCGGTGCTGCGTGGCCAGGCTGTTGCTGACCGCATGGAGCTCGAGCGTGGTCGTGTGCTGGTGTCCGGCAAGGCCGCGATCAACGAGAACGGTTTCATTGTCGATTCCGATTTTGGTCGTGACGAGGATCTGACTGTCACCGCGGGCACGAAGTGGGGCGAGGCGAGCGCCGATCCGGTGCAGGACATTCTGGACTGGGCTGAGGCATACTCCGATGCCAACGGCGAGGCCCCGGCGTACATCGTCGCCTCCACCAAGGCGATCGGAGCGCTGGCGAAGTACAACGGCTTCCTGCCGAAGGACTCCATCCGTCGCCGCGCGTCGTTCGACGAGATCAACGCGCTGCTCGAGTCCGAGGGTCTGCCGCAGCTGGTGAAGTATGACCGCCGCGTCCGCGTCAACGGCGTGGCCGAGCGCGTCATCCCGGAGGACACCCTGCTGTTCCTGCCGGACGCCGCCGCCGGTCTGGGCAAGACCTTCTGGGGCACCACCCTGGAGTCCCTGGACCCGAAGTACGGCATCCAGACCGAGGACCGCCCGGGCATTGTTGCCGGTGCGTACCAGGACGAGGATCCGCGCGGCGTGTGGGTCAAGGCTGCCGCCATCGGTATGCCGGCGCTCGCAGACGCGAACCTCGCGATGGCCGCAACCGTTCTCTAAGGGGGTAACGCATGGCGAAGATCAAGAATGATTTCTTCGGCGTGGTCTACGCCCGCAAGAAGAACGGTGAACTTGTGAAACTGCGTGCGGGTGACACGGTGCCTTCTGGTGTGGAGGTGCGTGGCGACCTGCACGCGCCGACTGCATCTAAGGGAGGTACCCGTGCAAAGTCCATCACCGCCGATAGCGACACCGACTGATGTAGCCAAGCGCCTCGGACGAGACCTCGACGACGGCGAACTCGACGCCGTCGACGGTCTGCTTGAGGAGGCGGAAGTGCTTATCGAGGGCTACCTCGGCAAGATTCCGCAGCCGGTGCCGCGCCGGGTAACGGTCGTGGCGTCGCGCATGGTCGCCCGCGTCCTGGAGCAGCCTGACGCAGAAGCGTTCTACGCGGAGAGCGTCCAGCACGCGGCAGGGCCGTTCTCGGAGACGAAGCGGTTCTCCACCGGTGCGTCTGGTGGAGCACCGTGGTTGACGGCTGCGGACAAGCAGTCGCTTAGGCAGGCCCGAAGCGGTGGCCGCGGGATTTACACGATCGGGATCGGGTGAGGACCTGTGGTGTTTACTCGTTTGCCGTTCGAGGTCGTCCGGGTGCGGCGCACCCACACCTACGTCGAGCCTGCGGGTGAGACGAGGTACGACGACCTCGGTAACCCGATCGAGACCGACGAGTTGGGCAACGACACGGTCACCGAGGAACGCGACATTGTCCGTGTTGCGGGGTGGGCGGTGCCGCGCGCGGCGGAGCCGAAACTTGCCGGACATGCCCGGCGCACCGTCGAGGTCGAACTGTTTGCACCGGTTGGCACGTTTCGTCCGCAGGACGCGGTCGAACTCCCGGAGCGCGACGACGTCCTCGAAGTTATCGGCGAGCCGGAGAACTACGAGCACAACCTGTTTGGCTGGGCACCCGGCCTAGAAGTGGTCAACCTGGGAGGTACGCAGTGAAGCAACGCTGGGCGCTAGTGAAGACCCCGAACTCGGACGATTTCGTCCGCGTTGGGTCGATGTCGTTCGACGGCGGCTCCCTAATCATCTTCGAAGACGGCGATCGGCGCGTGGTAAAGCGCGCGTATGGCCCGGGTGGGTGGTTGTCGTTCGAGTGGAAGGAGCCAGAGAATGCCAGCGAGGTACAAGCCTAACCGTGCGGGACTACGTGAAGTCCTGGCCTCTGCGCCGGTCGCGTCCTTGGTCGCCGACCACGCCGAGCGCATCGCCGCCGAATGCGGTGACGGGTTCGTCGCGTCGCAGCGTATGGGCAAGTCGCGCCAGCGCGCGATCGTCTACGCGGACACGTGGTCGGCGAAGCACCGTGACGCGCGGGAGAACGTGATGGTGCGGGTGCTTGGCTGATGGCAGGTATCTCCGCGCAAAAGATCGCAGTTGCCGCGCTCCGGGACGCCCTTGGCGTCCGTGTGTCGACGCAACTGCCGGACAGTAGAAACAGGCCGGATCGTTTCGTTGTCCTCTCGCGCATCGGTGGCGGGTCCGACGACTGGGCGACGAAAGACCCGCGCTTTCTCATCGAGTGCTACGACACCTCCGAACTAGGGGCTGAAGAACTCGCCGACGGAGCGTGGGATGCATGGGCGGGTCTTCGCGGGCCCGCCCCGCTGCACCGTGCATATTCCGACAACAATCTGACCCGCTACGACAACCCGGATTTGAAGCATCATCGCTTCCAGTTCACGGGTGGCCTGCAGTTGCGGCGCTGACGCGCTGGGTGCAGGTGGTTTTCCTTTTCAGGCCCGGTCCAACGATCCTGAAAGGACTGAGCAGCAATGGCTGTGAACATCAACAACGCGTTCGTCGGTACCCCACCGATTGATGGTGGCGTGTACTTCAACGCACCGGTCGGTACTCCGCTGCCGACTTCCGCGACCGAGATGCCCGACGATGCCTTCATCGATCACGGCGCGATTGGCCCGGACGGCTTCAACGTCCAGCCGACCCGCACATCCAACACTGAGAAAATGTTCGGTGGCGGTGACTGGGTCGACACCCAGGACGACTACACCGAGGAAGTCACCCTGACATTCCTCGAGGACGACAACGAGGGTGTCATCGACACGATATACGGCGAGGACAATGTGGTGATCACCCCAGGTGCAGAGGGCACCCAGAAGACGATTTACCACACCAAGCAGCGTCTGCCGATCAAGTCGCACGTTATCCGCGCTATGGACGGCGACAAGTACAAGACTTATGTCATCCCGCGCGGTCGTATCACCACGGCGGAGAAGACCGCGGATGTGCACACCGCGTCGACGAAGTACAACGTCACGATCAAGGCGTTCCCGTACGTGCTCGAGGACGCGGACGGTGAGGACCGCGAGGTGTACGTCGTGGAGTACCGCGACGACGGCCGTCCGGCCGAGGAGACTCGCGAGACCGCGAACGCGGAGGCCGGCGCCACCCAGTAGCGCCAGCAACCCCTGGGCGGAGCAGCAGGGGTCAACAAATACCACTGCTCCCCATTCTCACCCGGTGAACGCAGGGAAAATCACTCCCTTTGGACCGGGCCTGCCCTGACTTTCACCGGGTGGGCCTAAACGTTGCCCGGTCCAACAACCCCAACCCGAAAGGTCTGGTCCACATGGCTTTTGTAATCTCCGCAGATTTCGAACCCATCGAGTTTGAGATCCCCGCTGGTAAGGCGAAAACGGTAACTATTTCGGTGCCTCCGTTCGACTGCTACTCACCGGCGGATATCGCGAAAATGAATGCCGATCTCAAAAAGTACGAGCACGACGACGAGATCGATGACGTAAACAATCCAGCAAAGACGGTGACGGCTCTGCTGCGGTTCCAGCTGAAGCACTTCAACCCGGGCAAGCAGAAAGCGGACGCCATCGATGCTCTCACCGTGCGCCAGCTGAACGAGATCGACAAGATCTGGACTGAGAAGTCCGAGGTGACTCTGGGGGAATCCGAAGCCTCCACCGACGATTCTTCCGCGACCGAGGAGTAACCGACGCGCTACGCGCCGACCTCATGGAGCGCGGCCGCTCACTTAGTGAACTGGGCCGCACCATGACCTGGTCCGATCTGCGTGCCTTCGTTGAACATCTGCCGATGACGTCGCATTTCTGGCGCAAGGAGGAACCAGAACAAGCGAAACTCATCGCCTGGGTGGAAGGACTCGCAACGCCGCATGTGGCGGTGGTGGGGGAGTTGTACGACCTGGTCGAGCGGCACGTGTTCCCGACCGCGGGGGCGGAGCCGATTCTGCAGCGCATGCAGCAGCGCGCGCTGGACAACCTGCGCCAAACACAGGGGGAGGCAAAACCGGCTGAACCGGTGAAACCTGCGCGCCGACGTAAGTCCGCGGCAGAGATTCGAGCCCAGTTAGAGCGGGCACACCACTAGCGCTGGAAGGGCGGTATTTACCATGGCTGAACTCGGCACCGGCTGGATCTCCATTGTGCCTGAGGTCTCGCGCATCTCCCCGGAGATCGCGAAGGCGCTCGACGCCGCCGACGGGCATGTGGAGAAGAAGGGCCACTCGATGGGTGGCAAACTCGCGTCCGGGATCGGCAAAACCCTCAAGGTCGGCGCCGCGTCCGTCGGTGTCGCAGCCGGCGGCGCGATCGGTGTCGGCCTGACCAAGGGCATGGGTCGCCTGACTGCTATCGAGAACGCACAGGCGAAACTCACCGGGCTGGGCAACTCCAGCCGTGACGTGTCCATGATCATGGACAACGCGCTCGCGTCGGTGAAGGGCACCTCCTACGGCCTGGAGTCCGCCGCCACCACGGCTGCGATGGCCGTGGCCTCCGGTATCAAGCCGGGTAAGGAACTCGAGCAGGTCCTCAAGACCACAGCCGACACGGCTGGTATCGCCGGTGCGTCCATGGACGAGATGGGCGCGATCTTCGGGTCCGTCGCGGCCCGCGGTAAACTACAGGGCGACGACCTGATGCAGCTGCAGTCGCGCGGCATCCCCGTACTGCAGATGCTCGCGGAGCAGACCGGCAAGACTTCCGCTGAGATCTCCGACATGGTCGCAGCGGGCGAGGTCGACTTCGCCACCTTCGAGCGCGCGCTGCGCGAAAACGTCGGCGGTGCCGCACTTGAAGCCGGCAACACCATTCAGGGTGCCTACAAGAACACCATTGCTGCTGCAGGGCGTGCCGGCGCCACTGTCGAGGGGGCCTTCACCGGCATTCTGCGCTACGGCATGCAGGAGGCCACCGCAGGCCTAGACGCGTTCAACGAACGGCTGAAGCCCATGGCGTCGAACATGCAGCAGTTCCTCGACGGCACCGTCGTTCCCGGTCTGGAGAACGCACGCGCGGCCGCCGCTGACTTCTTCAAGTCCGCAAACGCCCAAAACACGCTCGGTACCGCGAAGGCAGTGTTCTCCGAATTGGCCTCGGCTGGGCAGCAACTGCTGCCGGTCATCGGCAACATCGCCACCTCTCTCGGCCAGGCGGGACTGCAACTCGGACAGGCAGCATGGGGTGCTTTCGCAGGTGCGTTGTCTGCTGCAGCGTCGGCCGCGTCCGCGCTCGCGGGCCCGCTTAACGCGGTGACCGGGTTCCTGTCTGAGCACCCGGCTCTGGTCACGGCCGCGGTTGGCGCGTGGGCCGGGTTTAAGTTCATGCCTGGCATCACCGAGAAGATGTCCGGCTCGCTGCAGGGGCTCAACGACCGCGTCGGCGGGGTTCGTGATCAGTTCAACATGGTCGTGCCCTACGCCGACAAGATGCGCCAGGCCATGGCTGACAACGGTGTCGAGGTCTCGCGGCTTGATTCGCGGATGATGGCGCTGGCGGACACCGGGGAGGGTACTGCGCAGAAGATGGCGCAGGCTTACGTGCAGGCGTCGGCCCCGTTGCGCGAAGTGTCCGCTGGGCACCGCGACCTGGCGCAGACCGCCCGTCTGGCTGCGCTTGAGGCCGGTGATGGTTGGACCGCCACTGACCGGATTATGGCGCAGGCCGGCCACAGCATGTCCGCCACGGTCACGAAGTTCGCAGGCACGGTCAAGGGCACCGGGGCCGCGGCGCTGACTGGGCTTAAGGACGCCGGGCAGGGGGTTGTGAACGCGTTCGGCGGGCCGTGGGCTGTCGGCCTGGCTGTGGCTGGTGCTGCGATTGTGAAGCAGCAGTCGGCTGTGCAGGGGGCTAAGGGTGCGCAGGAGCAGTTGGCGCAGTCCGTCCGCGATGGTGCTGAGGCGCAGAAGGACCTGCAGGCGGCGCTTGCTGGTACCACTGGTGCGTTGGATGAGCAGGGGCTTGCTGCGGCTGCGCGTATCGCGAAGGCAGAACTGGCGGGCCTGATCGCGGAGGGGTCGCGCCCGCTGGGGATCGACGACAGCATTAACCAGTCGACGGTCGCCGTCGACGAATTCCTGTCGAAGATTCCGGGCCTGTACACCGAGACAGGCAAGGCCAACGTTGAGCAGACGCGTGCGAACAAGGAGGCGCGCGAGTCCTACGAGGCGCTGGAGGAGTCGGCGTCGAAGATGGGGCTGACCCTCGAAGACGTCAACTCCGTCGTCGCCAAGGGCGGGCCGGAGTATCAGCAGCTGCTGTCGTCGCTTCGCTCGATGGGCGACGAGGGCAACATGGCCGCGGACAAACTCGAATCCGCACGTGCTGTGCTCGATGAGTCCGTGGCCGCTGCGCGTCGCCTCGACCCCGCCATGGTCGAAGCCTCGCAGGCGATCGAAACCCTGTCCGATTCTGCAGCCTCTGGCGAGGACAAACTCTCAGCGCTGCATACCCTGCTGCAGTCGATGGGCCTGGCCCCGAAGGACGCGGAGCAGGCCATGATGGATGCCGCCGCGGCTGTCGACGAGATCGTCCAAGCCGCGGAGCAGGCGAACCGGCCGGTCGAGCAGCTAGGCGACGCGCTGTTCGGCATGGACGGCAAACTCGATCCAGCTAACGAGTCTGCACGTGACCTCCACGAACGGCTGACCGGCATGGTGGGTGACCTCCAGAACGTCGCTGTCAACGGTGGCGACGTCCAGGCCGCGATGGATGAGATGGCGCCGGCCATCGCTGCCACCGCGCAGGAGTTCGGTCTGACCGAGGAACGCGTCCGGGAACTCATTGCCGCTTACGGTGGTGTGCCGGAGGTCTTGGAGACCGCGATCGCGCTCGAGGGCGCGGACGGGGTCGCCCAGGAAGTCGGCGAGGTCTGGGCTGCTCTTCAAAACATGAAAAGCGAGGGCACGTCCACGATCGAGATCTCCGCTGTGGGCGAGGATGCCAAGGCTGTCATGGACGAAATCGGGGTCAAGTGGGAGGAGACCATTGGCCCCGATGGCGAGAAAAACGTCAAGATTAGTGCCGCTGACGATGAGGCCATCGAGGCCATCCAGCGTGTGACCCAGATGACGGCAGAACTCGGTGATTCCGAGATCTCGCCGACGATATTCCTGGACACAACACAGATTGAAGTCAACGCGTCGCAGGCACAAGCGATTCTTGATGCCCTCGACCTGGAGGAGCCGACTCCTCAGGCGCAGTTGATCATCGACGGTCTGCAGACGAACAACTCGATTGCGATGGGTGACCTAGCGTTCCTGGGAGCGCAGTCGCCTACACCGCAAGCGGATCTGAACAAAGCGCTACTGGATACTGGCGTGAAGGTGTCCAACGACCAGTTGGACGCGCTCGGGAAGAAAAAGAGCACCGCGACCGCGGATGTGAATAACGAGCCCGCGCGTCGTGGAGTCGAGGAGACGAAAGGTTTCCTTGCGTCCATCAAGGACCGTGTCGTCAACATCTTCACTCGCCGCCATGACAACGGCGGATCGTCGGCGTTCGCGGACGGTGCTGTGCGCTATGCCGCCGACGGCCTGCTCTCGAAGCAGCAGGCCCAGATCCAGCCCGGCGGGCGATGGCTCACCTGGGCGGAAGATGAGACGCAGGGCGAGTCGTTCATCCCGCACGCGATGTCGAAGCGGAAGCGGTCGACGCAGATCCTTGCGGAGACCGCCGACATTTTCGGCCTTGGCCTTGTGGACCGGGGCGGGAATGTGGTGCGCCGCGACGGAACGTCGGTGGCACCGACGTCGCAGTCGTTCCGCGCGGATGGTGGTGTGACCGCCAGCGATGTCTTGCGGTTCGTGAAGGGCGAGAATGTCGACGGCAAGCAGGCGCCGCGCTCGCTGGAAGGTGCGCGCTACGTCTGGGGTGGTGGCCTGCTCGGCAACTGGGGCGACTGCTCCGGGTCGATGTCTGGCATCTCTGCATTCATCGCCGGCTGGCCATTGGCCGGCCGGAAGTACGCCACCGGTAACCAGGGACAGGTGCTTGGGTCGATGGGGGCGAAGCCCGGTCTGGGGACTGGTCCACGCATGGCGTTCGGCTGGTTCAACGGCGGCCCCTACGGCGGGCACACCGCTGGCACGCTGTTCTTCGACAATGGTGACCGCATCAACCTAGAGATGGGCGGCGGTCGTGGTAACGGGCAGATCGGTGGTGCTGCCGCTGGTGCTGACCACTCCAGTTTCACCGACCACGCTTACTTGCCGCTTGACGGTGGACTGTCGATTGGTTTTGAAGAGATCGAGTCTGACTACGACACGTCGATGCCGGAGGTGGCGTCCACTTCGGTCAGTGGCGTGACGCTTAAATCCGGCAAGAGTGTGTCGTGGGGCAAGGCGCAGTCGCTTTTCGATCAGGCCCGGAACTACTCGCGCAGCGGGAAGTACTGGGAGCAGGACTACGAGAAGATGGGTGCCCAGTTTGCTGGTGCGCTCACCGGGGCCATGTCGAACATCCCGAAGTTCGACGTTGGTGGTCGATGGCCGTCTGGCGTGATGGGGCGGAACCAGTCCGGCAAGGACGAGGTCGTTCTGACGAATGATCAGTGGCGGTTCCAGTCGCAGATCGCGCAGGCGCTGCCGGAGGCAGGCCGCCAGATCACCAACGCGGCACAGCAGTTCTCTGCAGCCGTCGACGGTGCCCAGGGCCAGGTGCTCAACGCCGGGCGTGGCCTCGGCGGCGACTTCCTCGGCTCCGCCGAAATCGTCCAAGACGCCGAGCAAGGTCTCTACGACACCCGCGCGAACATCGTCACCCAGGCCGAAAACATCACGAAGGCCGAAGACGAAGTCGCCGAGGCACGTAAAGAACTGGCAGAGGCGGAGAAGAAGGGCGGGGCACTCTCGACTGCGCAGAAGCGCAAACTCGAAGACGCCGAGCAAGCCCTCGCCAAGGCCCGCAAGGACGGCAAACCGGACAAGATCGCCGACGCCGAGAAGCGTCTGCAGCGCGCCCGCGAGGACGCCGACGACGCCCTGGCGAAGTCCGAGGACAAAAACGCCAAGGAAGTCCGCAAGGCACAGGACCGGCTCAACAAGGCAGAAGACAAACTCCGCGACACCCGCGAAGCACACTCCGAAGCCCTAGCCGACCTGGAAGCAGCGGAACGCACCGCAGTCGCGGCGCGCTACCAGGCAGCGTCCGACCTTGCGCTGGGTATCGGTGAGGAGATGGGCAAGTCGTTCCAGATCGTGGCCGGCCTGTTCGACCAGTTCGGCAGGCTCGGCGCCTATGTGGACGACATGCGTCAGTCCATCTCGAAGTTGCACATGCAGCAGAAGACCCTGGGGCTTGACCGGTTGAAGGCGATGGCCGATTTCCAGGTTAAGACGCAGGACGTCGATCGTGTCCGCTTGCGTGGCGCGATTGGTGTGGCGCAGGCTGAGTACGAGTTGGAGCAGGCTCGCAAGAGCGCGAAGTTCGCTGGACTGACGTCCATTGAGGCGATGTCTGGTGCGATGGACCGCTTCTACGAGACTGGCATCTTCTCCATCGAAGGCCTGACCGAGGCCGAGATCGAGAACTCGAAGGAGGTCAAGGCGGCCCTGTGGGGTGTCGAGGTGGCGCGCAAACAAGCCGCACTCGACGACCTGGAGGCGTCCCGTGCGCGCGAGGTCGCCACCCTGCGCGTGGCGGAGGCGACGCTGCAGCAAACCCGCGCGGCGCAGATGCTCCAGTTGCAGACCGAGCACCTGACGCAGGCGACTGCGCAGCTGAACGGCATGACGAAGAATCAGGCGACGGGCGCCGCCGCCGGATTCGAGGGTGCCGGCAAGGTCGCCTCCGGTGCGGGCCAGATCGCTGGCGGTCTCGGCATGGCCGCTGCAGGGTTCGCAGCAGCGGGCCCGCTCGGCGCTATCCCCGGCCTGATCATGGCCGTTAAGGGCGCGGGCGACACCGCCAAGGGCGCGAAGCAGATCAAGGCCAACAAGAAGGAGATGGACCAGGCCTGGAAGGGCATGGGAACCAAATCCAAGGTGGCCGTGGTCGGTGGTTCGGTCCTCGGCGGTGTTGCTGCGGGCGCCGGCGGTGTCCTCGGCGGCGCTGAGGGGGCGCAGTTGGGTGCCGAATTGGGCACGGAGATTGTGGACGCGACGGTCGGGACGGTGTCCTACGACATCGAGCAGCGCCTGGCCGCACTGCAGCGCCGTCAGGCGGACGAGGTCGACGCATTCAACCTCGACTTCGACCGCCAGGAGCACGACCTCAACATGCAGTCGCTGGATAAGGAGATCGATTACATCTACGCCCGGGATCGGGCGGAAAGCGATCTTGAGTACGCGAAGATGATGCGCGAGTCGGTGGCGGCTCCGACGGAGAAGTTGGAGCAGGCGTACCGCGACGCTGCTGCGGAGGAAAAGCAGCGCTCCGAGAAGCAGCACGCGGAGCAGATGCGCTCGCGTGGCGAATCGCAGCGTATCCAGTCCGAGCAGTTGAACGTCGAGAAGCAGATCCCCGCCTTGTTGCAGGAGATTCTGCGGGCGCTGCCGGAACAGACGCGCTCACAGGTCAGTGGTGTGGGCTACCTGGCCCGCACCTAAACCATGGAATAGGGAGGTGTCGCCTGTGGGGCGGTACGCGGTCGCCATGCGCGACTTCAAGAACACCCGGTGGGACTTCACCGGCGACTGGGCTGCCGGCATTAAGTCCGGCGGTGTCGACGGCCTGGTCGGCTCGACTGCTGATGTGACAGCGTCGCCGTTGACTGGTGTGGGGCAGGTGGTGCTGTCGCAACGGGTCGAGCCGATTCAGGGTGCGGTGACGTTCCACTGCCGCGCATCGGATGATCGTGATGCGGGGCAGGTGGCCGCGGACCTGCGCGCGGCGTTCTCGCCGATCATTGGTCGGGAGAACACGCTTGTGGTTGCGTCGCCGTTGGGTGAGGCGCAGGCGCGGGTGCGACTGTCCGGTCCGATCGCGGACCCTGTTGAAGATCCGTCATGGGACGAGATGGTGCTGAATCTAACTGTTCCGTTGGTGGCGGATGAGGGGCTGTGGTGGCTGCCGGAGCGCTCGGGCACCGGAAACGTCACTGTGACGAATCGCGGTGATGTTCCCGCATGGCTGAAAATCAAGTGGAACGGTGACGGCGGGGCAGTTGTACTGCCCTCCGGCGCTCGCTTCGTACTGCCGGCCGTCACCGCCCCGCGCACCCTGTTCTTGTCGCGTCAGCACTCGCTGGTTGTGCGCGACGATAAGGGTGTCGTCGATAAGGCGCTCTGGAAGCGTCTGCGTTCCGCGTTGCCGGAGCAGGTGATGCCGGGCAAGACTGGCCGGTTCATCCTGCCGGCCGGGGCCACCGCGCAATGGCGTGAGGGGGTGCTCGACCCGTGGAGGTGACGTGGGCCGACCACAAGAAACACCGCAACGCCGTTATCCGTGATGAGGGGCAGTGGGTTGGGCTGTTCGATGAGAACGCCGAGCACATCATGGTGCTGCCGTCGTTGTTATCGATGGATGCGCCGGAAACGACGAACGTGCCGGTGTCGTTTAGGGCGACGGTGGTGGTGCGCACACCCACTGGCGAGATTGACCCGCTCGTCGACGAACTGTTCGCCGACGGTGTCTCCGCCGCCCAGGCGGATAGTGAGGGGCGTCTTCGTCTCGCGTTGAAGGCCACCCGGTTTGTGGTGGTGGCGCGTCCGGGCATTCTGCGCGCCTACCGCATCACCCACGTGGTGGTCTCCGGCGACGGCAACGTGCCGCCGGGGCAGATGGAGATCCACGGCACCGACATGCTCATGGAACTTAACCGGCACATCGCCTGGACCGCACCCACCACCGTTTCCGGCAAGTTCACCCGGTTCACCCGCGACTGGGAGGGACCGGAGCACGTTGGCGTGATGTTCTCGCGCCCGCGTGATCTGCAGGACGTGAAGATGATCACCACAGCCGACGGTGTCACCCTCGGCGACGGCAAAGGTGCAGAAGAAACCATTCGGTATGCGATCGCCCGCTCGCTCGAGACTGGGTGGAAGGCGTCCGGCCTACCCGGGGTTGTGGCCGATCCGCCGATCGTGGTCGACCCGGCAGGGTCCGGGCTGCGCTCGCCGGAGGTGCTGGTGCGCATGACTGACGACAAACTCCTCGACACCGTCGCACCAGCAGCCGCCCGTGCCGGCGTGCGTATCTCGGCGCGGCTGTGGCTGCCAGGTGACCCCGCGGTGGGCGGGTTGAAGTTGAGCGCGCCGAAGATCGTGGTGCGGGTGGAGCAAATGCAGGAGGTGAAGTAGATGGCTGTGCTGGCTGATGTGGTGCTCGTCGCCGACGGCGGTGACATCACCGCGGGGCGCAAAACGTCCACGCTGACGTTCGGCGAGTTCAACGTCGTTTTGCCGGAGGACGTGCAGCAGCGCGAGGAGCAGGACGGGCGGATCAAGGACGGCTACGTCTACCGACCTGAGGGCGACTTCGGGCCGTTCGACGTCGGCTTCGCCCGCGCCGACGTGACCGTGGACCTGCAGGCGCACACCTCCGATCTGGAGGCGGTTGTTGATGCGGCGCAGAAGCAGTCCGACGGTGACGTGTTCTTCGAGCGCGACATCACCGTTGTTGGTCTGGGCGGTTTCGTCCCGGGCGTGGACTTCCACGTCGGCGACATCGTCACCGTGGAGATGTGGGGCGGACTGGTGCGCCTTCTGCTGCCGGTCACGGACATCACGATGATCTCGTCTGATTCGGAGGGGGTTGTCGCGTGGCGGGTGCATGTCGGCGGCATGCTGATCTCTGACCTGGCGGAGTTGCGTCGTTCGAATGAGGAGTTGCGGCGTCAGGTGAAGGGGGATCGGAGGGGGATTGCGCAGGCCCGGTCTGACGCTTCGAGCGCCAAGTCCACGGCTGTGTCGGCGCAGGCCACCGCCGATGAGATCAAGCAGACCGTTGAGGATGCGGAGGGGGTGATTCAGTCTGCTTTGGCGGGGTTGGTGGCTGCGGAGGAGCGTGGCCGGGGCTACGCGCAGGAAGCGTACGAGTCGTACGAGTTGGCTCGGGGGTCGTATGAGAATGCGCTGGTCGCTCTTGATGAGGTGACGCGCCTGGTTGATGAGTCGGACGGGATTCTGGATAAAAACGGCGCCATCTTCGAAAGCGTCGAGACGTTGCACGGCCAGGTGGAGGAACTTCACCGGCAGATGCTTGTGGCGCAGGCCCAGTTCCGGGGGCTGCTCGGCTCGGCGTCGGCGCATACGGCGTTGTCGGCCCAGTATGAGGAGTCGGCGCGTGAGCATGTGGCGCGTGCTGACGAGATCCGCGCTGAGATTTTGCCGCTGGTGGAGCAGGCGCACCAGGAGATCGAGGCGGGTAAGCAGCATGTGGCTAGTGCGCTTAGCCACGCTAAGGATGCGCGTCAGGCCCATTCGGACGCGCAGGAGCAGGCGCAGTTAGCCAAGGACGAGGCGGATCGGGCGGTTCAGGCGCTTGATGATGCCAAGGTTGCGAAGGATAGCGCGGATTCTGCTGTGCAGAAGGCCGGCGAAAAACTCACGGAGTTGCAGCGCGAGGCCGACGAGGCCCTGTCCGCGATCGACCTCAAGCAGAACGAGGTGCTGGATCTTCACCAGGAGGTGCTTAAGAAGCACGGTGAGGTGATTGATGCGCACGATACCGCGATTCGTGCGGTGGCCAGTGGTGTGCGTGCTGCTGGTGCTGCTGCGGGGTCGGCGTCGATGGGGGCGATGTATGCCCAGTTGACGGCGGAGGACGCCGCACGGGCCGCTGATAGTGCGCTGGAAGTCGGCAGGTTGAACACCGAGGCGATCACGTTGTTGGAGGAGGTCCAGGCGGAGCACTCCGCTGCGATGACCGACCTAGCAGACGCGCAGGGCGAGTTGCGGAAGGCCACCGACGATCTGATTGAAGCGGGTAAAGTCCAGGACCAGATCAACGCCGATCTGAAAGCCGCGCAGGACGTGCTGAAGGACGCGCAGGACGGGCTCACCCAGATCACGAAGAACCTGCAAGCGGCGGATCGTCTGCAGAATCAAGCAATCCGGGCTGTGGGTGCTGCTGCTGGTTTCGCCGCGCAGACGGGTATGCACGCCGCTGACACGGCAGAACGGGCAACACGCACGGCGGAAGAAGCAATCAACGCCGAAGCGTCACTTCGCGAGGTCGTTGAACTAGAAAGGGAGATTAACAAATCCCGGGATAAGACGCTCCTCGCTGCGGAGTATTCGATTGAGTACAACCGAATTCAGGCGGAGTCCGCCCAGTCGGTGACGTTTGAAGCCCGCATCTATAACGGAAGAATTAGTCTGGAAGGCTATTCCGAGCACGTCGAATTCACCGGGGTCACGAACCTTAACAATCCGAATTCCGCTCTGGTCTCTGATGCGTTTTCAATCAGCCTTGCGAAAACGGCCAAGTACGCGGGCACTGCATTCTGTAGCGCTGGAAAATCCAACGGTTCTACTGGCGCTTTGGCTGTGACGGATCGTGCTTTTTGTTTTGTGGAGATTCGGGGCAGTGAATTGATGATCCGATCTGACAACGCGGACCTGGTACGGCGATTGCGGTCTGGTGAGTCAAACGCTGCGAGATTGCAGTTCGTTCTATCGCCCACCGGATTGCAGCCCGGGTACAGCAGCCAGTTGAGCGCTTTGACTGCGCAGTATCGCAGGAAGGGCCTTGCCGTTTAATATTTTGGCCGCCGTGAGGTGGACAACCAACCCTTTTTAGGAGGTACGAATATGACCACACCAGTGGATATTGTCATGCCGTATGGGGTGACGGTAGTGGGTGACGGGACAAACAACCCGAAACTGGCCACTGCGCACCCGAAGCAATTGCAGAACTTAGGCCTGAAACTACCGCCCGGGCCGTGCCGTATCGCCGCGTCCTGGGAGGGCGAGGAGAAAGTAGCAATTGTGGTGCAAACCAACGGAACGCGAAACTACCGGACTGTGCTGAACCTCCCTGAAAAAACGGGGGGGGGTGGACGCCAAGGCATGGTCACAGTCGGAGCCGTCGAGAACGATTACGTGTACCTCAACGGGCATCAACTCTCGTCGGGCACCAAGGGCACCTTGGAGGTCTACCCGCTCAACTTCGAGTAGCCGACCGCGCCGGGGCGGTGGTGTAGGTGACCACCCCGAACATCGATGTGGATCTGTTCATGCCGTTCGCTATCGAATGGGAAAAACGCGATGTGTCGTCGGTCCTTTACAGGACCGACAAGAACACCGCGTGGACGCAGATCGCGGAGGGCTTTGCCTATCAGATCGTGCTGCAAAACTGGGTAGACCAGAACGTTTGGCTGTACACGAACAATGGTGCCGGTTCCAGCGGGCGCACAATGGCTACGTCAGACAGTGGCGGAGCGGCGGTTCCTTCTGGGGAACGCCGAACTTTCACCGTCGTGGCACGCCCTGGCCAAGAAACCTGGATTCATGTTGGAACGCTCAGCACGACGATAGGCACGGCTGGTGGCACGGCGGTTGCCCGAGTAATTCCCATGCCGATCATCGGCACCTAGCGCAGGGGGTGGCCGCATGACCACCCCTGATGTGAACATCGACTTCCTGCTGCCGAAAACCTACGTTTTGGAGCGCAAGGGCAAGCCGTATGCGGAGGTCGCTTACATGACCCGGGTGGTCGGTGGTGGTACTCGTATCCCGCTACCGGCTGGCATGTCGATGGTCACCATCGTCGCAACCGGCATGTCGAGCGCTGGGCTCCGAGTCGAACTTGAAGGCGATACGCAGTTCAAAAAAGAGCTAGTGCCCTGGACGTTCGTCGACCACGAGACGATCCGCGTGTGGGCAGGCCAAATCTCCACCCCGGCAGACAATGCGATGAATCTCATCGTGCAGGCCCGCAACGTCACCACGAATGCGCAGAACAACGGCTCCGTGTCGGTGCAGATCGTGAACTTCCCACCAGAAAACTAACCCCCGCCACGTCGCGGGGTTCACTCATTTTGAAAGGACATCATGGCAACGCTTGAAGAAGTCCAACAGGCAGCGCAAACCTTGCCGGACGGTGACCTGCGCACGCTGCGCACTTGGATCACCACCACCGAGTTCCCCCGACGTGAAGCAGCACCCCAGATCGAGCAAGCGGAAGCGGAACTCGTCGCGCAACTCCAGGAGCAGCACCCCGAACTAGCCCCCGACTACGCCACCGACGTTGAGGTGGCGGAAACGTTGGAGGATCTGTTCGCGAAACTGCCGGCCTGGGTGCAGCCCACGTCCAAAGCGTCCGCGTACCCGCCCATGTCACTCGTCAAACATAGCGAGCGGGCATACCGCGCCCGCCGCCTGACCGACAAGGAACCCGGCACACCGTTCGACGGGTGGGAGGATGTTACCGCCCACTACCTGCGCCCGGAACTGATCGCGGACGGCAACGACCCTGAGGTGGACACCGACGCACCCGGGCTCATCACCGAACCCGAGGAAACCACCCCGGCACCCATGGCCCAGCCGTGGAAAGCGGGGGAGTGGTACTCCGCCGGGGAACTCGCACTCGACAACGGCGTTGCCTACGTTTCCCAACGCCTGCACCGCGCCACTGAAAACACGCGCCCCAGCACCGAGGCGAAGGAATGGCGACCACTACCCGCCTAACCACAAAACCCACCCCGAAGCCCCGCACCACCATGCAGGGCTTTTCTCATACCCAAAAGGAGGGCGCACGATGAAAAACTGGCTCACGCTCGAACCAGACCGCGTGAAACTAATGAACAAGCACTACACCAAAGGACGCGGCGGGAACAAGGTGGAATGCGTCGTGGTCCACCACAACGCGGGTGTCCTATCCATCGACCAAATCTGGCAGGTGTGGCAAACGCGAGCAGCATCAGCCCACTACCAAGTCCAATCCGACGGCGTAATCGGTCAACTCGTGTGGGATCGCGACACCGCCTGGCACGCGGCCAACCAGTACACCAACCAGCGCTCCATCGGGATCGAAGTATCCAACAGTGCAGGCCCGAACGCCGGGTGGCCCATCACCGACACCGCAATCCGTGAAGCAGGCCGTCTCATCGCAGCCGTCTGCCTGTACTACGGCTTAGGTCGCCCCGTGTCCGGTGACAACGTGCGCTACCACCGCGAGTTCACCTCCACCACCTGCCCCTACCACCTCGCACCCGGCGGGAAATACAACGCCGCACTGATCGGTGAAGCGCAGCGTTTCTACGACGAACTCAAGGCGAAAAAGAACGGCACCACCACAGGTCGCCACGCCAAGAAAACCCCCGCAGGAGGATCAAGCGTCATGCTCACCGCCAAATACTTCACCGACTTCATCAAGGGGTTCTTCGGCCCGCAGATCGATGCGTTGCAGGACGTGTGGACGCAACTGCGTGGGCCCAGTGGTGGCGGGTGGCCGCAACTCGGCAAAAACAAGGCCGGCCAAAACCTCACCCTCGTCGACGCGGTAGCAGCACTGCGCCACGACGTGGCCGACCTCACCCGCAAGATCGACAACCTGGGAGGAAAATAATGAGCCAGAACACCATGCAGCGCGCCGTCGAAAACGTCCGCCGCACGCAATCTCCGCTCGCGCTGCGTAAAGAATCACTGTCCGCGCTTGTCGCCCTGGTCGTGTGGGTCGCCACCTTGATAGTGGACAACATCGACGCGATCCCCGCCACGGCCGGTGCCGCCGGTGACGTGCTCGGCGTGGCCGCGTCGCTCGTGGCCTACGGGCTGGCGCGCTTTACCGTCCCCGCCGTCACCAAAGGCCAGGAGCAGCGCCTCCTTGCGGAGACTGCCCGCGTCGAGAAAGCCGACGCTGACGCGGCCCGCCCCGCAACCCTGCCCGTCTACACCGGCCCCACCGTAGACGAGGTGCCATATGCCGATTGATCACCTGCCTGAGAGGATGCGGCCACCCGCGTACCGGCTGCGTGGCTGGTGTTTGACTGTTGGACCCGCCCTGGTCTTTCTGAGTGTCACCGGCTTCGTCCGTGGTCTCGCCTACATTCCCGGTGTGATGGAGCCGATCACGCGCCCGCTGCACCCGGTGGAGAATATCGCGCCGATGAGTACGTGGGGGTGGGTGTGGCTTGCTGCGTCGCTGTTCGCGTTCGTCGCCGCGTTTTGGCAGTCACGGTTCTCCCCGTGGGGAATCGGTCTGCTCGCCGGGTTGAACGGAATCTGGTTCTGCTCGTACTTCTTGGACGCGCTGCTCGCGAACCATCTGCTAAACCTTGTGTTCGCGACGCATCATCTATCGATCGCGGGGCTTGCACTGTGGGCTGTGTGGCGTGGGGTGCGCGAGCCAAAGCCCACTAGTGAGGAGGTCGCCCATGAACTCCGAGATGCTTAGCGCTCTCGTCACCCTCATCGTCGGCGTTGTTGGCGCAGCGCTCACCTACGCCGGCATTAAAGCCACGAATAAAGCGCAGGCGGAGGCGGCAGAACCCGCGAACTGGCAAACCCTCACGACCGAGATGAAGGCGTTTTTCAAGGAGCAACTCGCCGAGCGTGATCAGCGCCTTGCCGCGCTCGAAGCCGAAAACGGGCTGCGTACCGAGTACATCGCCCACCTCGAAACCATCCCCGAATTCACTGACCCGCCCTTCCCGTCGTTCCACAAGTGGCGCGCAGGACGTTAACCCGACCCCCATCTTGGCTACGGCCAGGGTGGGGGTCTTTTTCATGCCTATTTCACGATTCGCTTGATAGTCGGCTGGGAAAAGCCAGTCGCCTTGGCGAGTTTGTACATTGTCACGCCCTGCTTGTGTGCGGCACGGATAGCATCGTCGAGATTGCCGCGCTGGATGCGCGCTCTCCTCTCTGCCTCCTGCAGCTGCATAGTCTGAGAACGCACATCTTGGAGTGCGTGCTTAACCTCGTACTCCCAGACACTAGAGAAGTCCACCAGACGCTCTGCCAGCTCGTCCCACCCGTGGCCGTCGTCTAGTGGGACGGTAAGGGTCTCTCCGTCTGGGCGGATAGCGACCACCTTGCCCGGGTGCCCTGAAACAGGCGCATCCCACATTGGCGTGCCATCTCCGTGTGTACACCATTCGAGCGTGAGTTTCAGCGGTGGCAGCTCGCATTCGACGGTGGTGGAGGTAGCCCCGTCGAGGGCGGCGCGGATGGCTGGCTCGACGTGCTCGACCTCAAGGTCTGGTATTTGTGCGTCTCTCATAGCGTCTCCTTAAGGGGTCGGGTCTGCGCCTGCCCCCGGGTTGTGGCTAGTGCTGGTCTTCGGCGATAGCGCGCTCCTCAGCAGCGCGCAGCTTCTCGTATTTGGCGACTGCCTCCTTGACCTTGCTGTCGATGAGTCCACGCAGGGTGCCGTCATTGAGCACCTTGAGGAAGGCCTGTTCCTGCTCTTCGATCCATTCTCCAGTGCGAAGTTCGGCGCGGGTGGTGGGCTTTTGGTAAATGCCGGACAGGATCTCGTCCCATGCGCCGTAGGCGATGCCATCGGCGATGCTGTTGTCGATGAGCATGCGGTGGGTCTCGGCTGCGCCGATAGCCTGCTGGAAGGTGCTGCGCCAATTCTTTTCAAGAGCCGCGCCTTCATACGGATTGGTGCCCGTGTTGTCTTCGATGGTGTAGGTGAAGTTGCCTGCCTGGGCGGTGATGATGGCTTCGATGCGGTGGGCGATGTTTCGCTCTTCTCGGTAGGTGGCGAGGTTCAT